GACATAGGCAGTAGTACTATGTTAAAGACGAGATATATGTCAAGTGGAGATGATAAAAGATTTGGTGTGGAAACCTTACCAAAGGAAGCTATGAGGAGTGGTGATATATCACAAAGTGATGCTGTTAAACTTATGAGTGCCAGCACTGGTTTTTTTCAAACACTTGTTGATGCAATTAGATTTGGATTTTTAACTAGAGAAGAAGTTAACAGGATATGCAATAGCCTTTCAGCTGGATGTGAAGATAATTTTAAAAGTCTTTCAGTTACGCATCCTTGTCTTAAGTGGTGGAAAAATGATGTTTCTAAGCTAGCACAAAAAATCGGAGAAGACTCTGATTTCAAACAAGACTTTTGTGAAAGCATAAAAAGTAATTGTGAAATGGTAAAGAGTAATTATACAAGAGCAGCTGGAAATATTAGACAAATACAAAACTAACATATAGTTATAATAATATTTAACACATTCAGCAAAGGGAATTTAGAATGGATAGAAAAAGTTTTAAGGTTTTATGTGAAAGCTGGAGAAAGCAAATTAACGAAGATGACATGACAGGTCCACCAGATCTATCTGCTAGTCTTGAGGATGATTATTTAAACTCTCCAGAATCACCTGATGATTTTGACATGGATGGCGATGATTTTGGTGACAGAGATAAAGAATCTTTGTTAGATGAATTCTGTAAGCGGATGGGAATTGACAGAGACGCATTAGAGGGTTTCTTAGAAGACCAGGCAGTTGAAGGTGATCTGGAGGGTAATCACTTTGACAGATATGGTGATGAAGTCATGGATCCTGAGGATGATATTGAGCACTAGTTAATTGCTCAATAGTTTTATAAATTTGTTCAGTCTCTAAATCACTAAAAGTTCCTCTATTAATAGACTCTTGCGCAAGTCTAATAAGAATATTAATACATGTTAATTCTGTTGGATTGATTTTATAGTATATCTTGTTGTTCTCTATTTCATTCATATATAGATTATTATATAAAAAGTTGAGATTTACAATGAGATATTTAATTTTTTTATTTTTATTTATTTTAGTTTTGATATCATGTAAAGAGGAGATGTTTAATCCTAATGATATTATACCAGACTACATTCAAATATCTAACTGTAGTGACATTATCGATCGACTTGAAATGTGTCTAGATATACATGAAGGAGCGTTAGACTATTTAGGTCAAAACTGTTCTGAAGAAACTGTTGTGTTTGTTAGAGATAACATAAGATCTTGTGATCAACTAGTCGATTATTTAATAAAAATGTAAAACAGTTTAAAGTATTCTACCATTCATACGTTAAAACACTTTTTGTAATGAAATCATTCAAACCAATATCTATAGGTGGTCTAGAATCATACCGATAACTAGCTGAATTGTCTATATATATACTAAAATCATCACTGATCCTTAATCTTATTAAGAATTCTACAGTTAGTCTTATATCAGATGGGTTTATTACAGTCGGCTGAACATATGATGTTAAAACTATTTTATTTTTACTGTCTTTAAATCTTTTCATAAAGCTTAGATAAGAAGTACTTCTAATAACTACTAAATTAGACAAAGAATTTCTGGCTCTGACTTTTTCATAATCAGACATTATTCCTAGACCTAGGTTAATGTTAAGCGTTTTTTTCTGGTAAACTTCTAGCCTTATACCGATTCCATTTAACTGTCTTAAATAAAGAGCCTTAAAATCATCACCTTCAGCTTGTGAAAACAGCTCAAAACCAATTCTTTTTGTTACCATCGATGTTAATCTTATATGACCAAAATAATTATCAATAAAGTCTTTACTGTCTTTGAATCCTTTATTGTAATTAGCTTTTAATATAAGAAAATTTCTTTTATATAACCTTCTTAAGACTAATGTCGATATGTCAACAGTTGTTACATTATTATTACCAATATTTAGATTTGCACCGAAACTTATCTCAGAGTTATTTTTGTTTCGCATATCTTCAATATTGACTTGAGAGTTAACTTTTTTTATTTGAAAAATTGATGTTGTCAAAAGAGTTGTAAAAAATATATAAAGAAGTCTTTGCATGTTTTATCCTTTCAGTATATAATATATTCAAAGACTAATTATAGGAATATTATGGGACAGAAAAAAGATAATGACAAATTATACCTAATACAGTCAGATTTAACTGGAATGATAAAGATAGGTAGATCAAGGCATCCACAAAAAAGATTAAAACAGCTTCAAACTGGTAATCCAAATAAACTTAGATTGATCAAGTCTTTTGAGGGCCAAGGATGGCGAGAAGGATTTCTTCATGAAAGGTTAAAAGAATTTAGGCTTGAAGGTGAGTGGTTTGATTATAGTTGTATAGGAAATTTACCAGATGACTTATATGAACTAATTGATTATGGTGCTTTAGATTTGTGGTGGGAAAATAACTAAAAAGCTAGAAAGGCTATTGAAAATGAAGAATATTTTTTTTATTGGACTGATTTTTATTTTCGGATGTTCAGATACTGAATATTATGGCGAAAACAATATACAAGAGAAGAATGGATATTCTCTTTTAGGTCGACAGTGTTCTGATGGTTGTATTTGGAGTGCTTGGGCAGTAAACTCCGGTGCACAAAGCCTTACTCATTATTGTGATGGTGAAGGATGTCATTGTGTAGAAGAAGGCAACATATACTCTTCATGTTTACTAGAAGAATCAACACAGACTAACGATAATTTTAGTTATCAAGAAAGTGATTTATCTCCAGGTAACACATCTAACATCTATGATTCAGATAAAGGTCGAAGAATATCTAATGCTGCTTATCTTGAAGCATCAAGAAGAGGAACAGTTGGCTGGTGTTATAATGCTGTAGCTGATGCAGTTGAAAGTGTTACTGGGCCTTTTCTTTGGGGATCACATGCTTACCAGGCAGCAGACCAATTATCTAGCTCTTTTCATTTCTTTGAAGTATGGGATAGAGAGATCAATAGATTACCTGTTGGTGCTGTAGTTGTATGGGGAAAAGGGAGTAGTGTTAGTGGCCACATTTCAGTCTCATTGGGTAATGGACAAGAAGCAAGCGACCATATAACCAGTCAAATGACTCATCATTATGGAGGATCAACTGCTAGAGTTTTTCTTCCAAAGTAAAAAATTCAATAAACAAGAGAAGGTAAAAAATTTTTTATTAATCTATTTTATCTTCTCTGTCTACATCAGGAAGCCAATCCTCAACATGTTTATTTAACACAACATCAGCTTCGGACCTATGTTTTACTACTTTTTTACCATTCCAAATAGGCATTTTTTCAATTAAAGCTGTCTGGATGTCGCTCAACTGATCTGTCTTTAATTGGATTTGTATTTGAGCGTCTCTTAATCTAGCAATAAGGGACGCTCGATCTGCGTTTGCTGTTGATAACTTGTCTTTTAACTCATCAATTTCAGCGGGGTCTTTTCCTGCAGCAATTGACAACATGCTCGAAATAGATCCTGTTAACATTCCAATAATACCAATTAGGATGTCACGATTTTCTTCTTGGATTTTAACGTAAGTTAAAAATATTATGAGTGCTACAATAAGCAGCATAAAGACAACTGATGCCCACCAGCCTCTTTTTGCTTTTTCTATTTGTGTAAGTTGTTTATTTTTTGTCATCACTTTGTAGACCTTTTGCATCTTCAATGTCAAAATCAATATTTTGTAATGTTGTTATTTTAATCGCACTTGGTGCGGGACCAAACATTTCTTTTAAATTTATAATCATTCTAATTTCTTCAAAAGTTCTAGTCTTAACAGCAACTCTACCATCTACAGATCTATCCCCAGTGTTACCCTCCACAGTTTCAAAAGTATTATCATTATTAACCTTTATAACAAAAGCGCCATGACCACCAAAGACTTTATTACTAGCCCCTTTCAAAGTAATTAAACTTCCAACTTTAATGACAGAATTTATGTTTTTAAATTTTTGATCGTTGGTTAAGTTAGCACTCATAGCCTTTTCATAGCTATACACTAAATCTTCACTATTTTTAAAATTATTGTACATTTTTTGTGTACTGCCAAAAGACGATCCAGTAGACTTTCCTGACTCTAGGTCTTTTTTGTCAAAAGCTAGAAAGTCGCTTACTAAATAACCAAGCGTCGCTGTGCACCAACTAGTTTTGTTTTCGCCTAAAATTTTAATATCAAGCTCGTTTTTTCTTTTAATTTGTCTAGCAAGACTAGCTTCTAAAACAAAAAAAGGAGTGCCGTCCGAATTTCTTTTTATGTTTGTTATCATTTTTGAATATATCTTCCATTTACTATGATTCGTACACTCCTTTTTTTCTTCCCTGCTAAGTCCTTTCTCTATATCTTTTGGAGATTTGTTCACAACATGTGTATAAAACAATATCCACCTTTGTTTATTATTGATCCTTGCAGTTCTAGAATGACTACTTATTGTTCTTTTTAACCCTGGCGACGAGTGAAAAAGCTCAGATACAAAAACAGACTTTAAATACTCGTTTTCTTGAACTTCTTTAAATTTCAAAGCAAGTCTTTTGCTTTTCTGTAGAATTTTAAGAACCATGTCATCTTTCTGATTATCAACTTCCTTTGACAAAGAAATCAAAACATCATCTGCACTTCTTTTTTTATACTCTTCTATGTCATTTTCTAACTTATTGATTTGACTACTAGTTAGTGTGTCTTTAAATTTATTTGAAACATAATTTGACATATCTTTCCCAGAGTAACCAATCAAAGCAATTGTTGAAAATAGCGCTGCTGCTACAATAGCTTCTGTGGCTTTTCCTTCATTTAATCTGTAGTCGTCTATAAAAAAATCATCGTAAAATTGATTTTCTATAATAACACCTTTAAACTCTTTTATTAAATTACTATGTTCTATAAAAATTTTCTCATTACTTGTCATTTCAACACAACCTTCTCTATGAATCTATAAATATAATCTAGCACTTCAAATACTCTTAATATATACATGTCTACATCCCACAAGATTTTAGCATCTCTATTTGACAAAAAATTCCAAGACAGTAAGATTATATACGTTAGATTAATCCAAAAAATTTTGTATATTAGCCACCATAATATTTCTTTAAGTTTTTTATTTCTAAGTCTAACTTTAACTTTTTTTTTGCCACCTAATCTTTTTGCTTTTTCACTAGATGAAGGAGGCTGTATGTCCGACTCCATTACACCTGCAGCATAAACCCTCGCAGGTTTTGTTACACCTTTAAATGAGTACAGACCTACAAAAGCTATTTTAGCGTCCTTTGGGATAAACCTGTTACTCGTTGTTCTGGATTTATATTGTATATAAGCAGAGTGACTTAACAGTATCTGATTTTCTTCACATATTGACATAGTTCTTGCTGCTATGTTTTTTCCTATACCTTCTAAGTTTATTCTTTTACCTCCGGCCCTTACAACATGTTCAGGGGACTTTATGATTAGCATTTTATCCCAATGAATTCCAACTCTAGATTTAAAAGGAAATTTTTTAATTCTAAGAAATTTTTTATAGTCAAAAGAAAAAGCTATAGCATCACTAACAGAAGCAAAATACATAAGATGACCGTCACTAGCATCTACTAGTCTGCCATTGTGTCTAGCAATAAAGTTCATAACAGCTTTATCATGTACACCAAACCACTTAGCAGCTGTAATGGCTCCATTCTTTTGTACAAATTTAGTTGAGCTTATAATGTCTGTCAATACAACTGCAATATTAGACTCAATCGTGTTTTCTGGCATCTCACTCATTTTTACCACTTTTCTTTAATTAATGTTTGTCTATTAAATAATTATTATGTTAGTTAAACAAAGAGAGAAGTTCTATGACTGATAAGTTGCCAATTAAAAGTAAAAAATTTATTGCGTATGTAATTGCTGATCTTGGATGGAAGGCAGTAATTTTTTATATGCTTATGCACTTGCAAAGCAAGCTCGATCCTGAAGAATTGACATTTTTAATAACTGTAATTCTGACTTCGGGTGTTGTTCAAATAGGATATATACTAGGACAAACCGCCCTAGACAAATATATCGGTGCTGCTGTTGAAATCCTTGATAGAGATGACAAGAAGGGCAAAAAATAAATTGAAAATAAATAATAATTCATATGTCAATCATTTATACTATGATAGATGTCAAATAAAATTAGACTCAATTGAAAAAGTCTTCTTAAATAAAATGTTAAAAGAAAACAGTATAAAGTTTGTTAAAAGCGAAATTTCTTTAATTGAAAATATCCTTCTAAGCTTTTTGGAAAAAACTGACGTCAGATACTTTAGAGAAAATCATGTCAATGAGGTTGCAAAAAATATCATAAAGTCTCATAAAAAAAAAATTATAAATGAAACTGTAGGCCCTAGAAATAGGCAATCTGTTTTCAAGAGAGGATATGGTAATATTCAAAAAGATGATGTACTAATTAGAGGAAATGAAGGAATAGTTTCTATTGATAATACAATTGATCCTTACACAGGCAGTCATGTCCTTTATATTGAACTAGAAAACAACAAGACAATTACAACCACTTTTAAGACTGAAGCTGAGTTAAATCTCTACGTCCAGAATCTTTAAAGAATATTACTTGTGTTTTTTAACTTTGCTTTGCCAAGAGTTCTTTTCTCTATATAACATATTAACCAGTTTTTGGATTACATTGATAGCAATATCTTCAATTTCTTTTTCGTTCTCTTTTTGAAAAGACTTTAGTTCTTTATCTAATATTTTTTTAACGTCTTTGTCAAAGTCTTTTTTTCTTTGCTTTTCAATCTCTTTTTTTATTTCTCTTTTTACTTTGCTAAATTCTTTTTTTGACATTTCTTCATTTATCATTGTTACAACCTTAAAATAGAACGATACTAATTATATGAATACATGGAATAATTATTTCCCATTTGAATCTCCTAGAGAAGCTCAATCAAACGTTATCAATAAAGTGCTTGAAGAGTTTAAAAACGGTAAAAGATATGCTATTGTTGACTGTGGTACGGGCGTAGGAAAGTCTGCTATAGGTTTGACAATCGCCCGAGCAATTAACAACTCCTCAGAATACCCAGGTCAATATGACAATGGTTCTTACTTTTTAACTACACAAAAAGTTCTCCAGGAGCAATATGAAAAAGATTTTTCTTCTAAATCAGGCTTAGTATCATTATATTCTTCGAGTAACTATAGTTGTTCTGTTGATAAAAGTACTTCGTGCAAAGAAGTACAAACTGCTTTAAGGGCAAAAAGTTTACCTAAAAAGTTTGATTGTTGCGGATACCAGTGTAAGTATAAAATAAAAAAGAAAGCATTTATTGAAAAAGACCTGGGTATTACAAACTTTAGTTATTTTTTAACTGAAAAGAATTATAGTCAAAAAGTTCCTAATAAAAAAGTTCTTGTTATTGATGAGGCACATAACTTAGAAAACGAACTAACAAGGTTTATTGAGATTAGTGTTTCTACCTTCTTTTCAGAGAAAATATTAAAGAAAAAAGTTCCGCAGACATTAAACACACAAGGACAAGTATTTAAGTGGATTAAAGATGAATATCTAGCTGCAGTTACAAGTAAATGCAATTTTATAAAAGTTCAACTTGAAAAGTTTGGAATATCGACACAAAAGCTAGGTGAGTTTCAAAAGATAACAAAACACTATGATATGCTTAATTCACATCAAGAAAAAATAAAGAAGTTTTTATCTCTTTACTCTAGCGACAACTGGGTCTTTGACATTGAACAAACAGACAAAAAGTATAAAAAATTCATCTTTAAACCAATTGACGTTTCGAAATATGCTAAAGAAAATATATTGCAATATGCAGATTATGTAATATTCATGTCTGCAACGATAATATCTCATGAAGGCTTTTCTTTAACTATGGGACTTCCACATGATAAAATTGTTTCAATAAAAGAACCTTCACCTTTCCCAGCAAAAAATAGACCAATTATATTCTGTCCTGCAGGAAGCATGTCTTTTAAAAATATCGATCAAACGTTACCTGTTATGGCAAAGATGATTGAATCGATATGTGACCATCACAAAGATGATAAAGGCATTATACATACTCATAGCGTTAAAATAGCTAAAGCAATTGTCAACAGCGTTCCTAGTAAATACAGAAAAAGGTTCATTGTTGCTTATGGAGATAATAGAGATGAAATGCTCAAAAAACATATTAATTCTAATAAGCCAACAATACTTGTGTCGCCTTCAATGTCTGAAGGTGTCGACCTAAAAGGAGACCTTTCAAGATTTCAGGTCATATGTAAAATTCCTTTCCCGTACTTAGGTGACAAAGTCGTAAAAAAGAAAATGAACAAGTGGGATTGGTGGTATAACACCCAAACAGTAAGAACCATCATACAAAGTGTAGGTCGCAGTATAAGATCTGAAGATGACGTTGCTGTGACTTATATACTTGACAATGACTGGAATAGGTTAAAGTCGCGAATTAGAAATCTACTCCCGGATGACTTCTATGATAGTTATAAAGAAGTCAACAGTTGATTGAGAAAGAAGATATTATGAGTTTTGAAAAAAACGTTACTGGGTCTGGTATTGTATGTTATTATGACAATAGAAATAGTTCTGTTAATGAATTAGAAAGTGACATATTATTTTTATGTTTAATTGACTATGAAAATCTTTATGATATTCCTAAAGGAACAATAGACGAAGGTGAGACATTTTTAAACTGCGCAATCAGAGAGACTTACGAAGAATCTGGTCTTGAGTACACAGACTTTACTAAAATAAGCGATCATTATGCTCATTTTGGACAATCAATGGTGACTTTTCTTGGTAATTTAAAAGTAGAAGTCCTCTTAAATAAGTCTATTTTTATAAAGCCTAATCCTAAGACGAAAATTATAGAGCATAAAGGTTTTAGATTTTTAAGTTTAAAAAACATTCTCAATAAAACACCTGACTACTTAAAAGAAGTGTTTACGTATTACGATAATTTTATACGAGAGGAAAATGTATAATATAATTTATATATGATTAATAAAGACTTAATAAAAATACATAACGAACTCTCTAGTTTAATATCAATGTGTAAGCGTAAAAAACTAAGACACTACTATAATAAAAATATCTATCAAAGCAGATTTTTATTTTTTAACAACATACTCGTATCAGAAGAAATTAATAACAGTCCTTACAGGAATATTATTCTTAATTTTCTAAAGACGTCTGAAAGATGTATGCCAGGTGGTTCTTTAATAGCAGCAGACATGTTTTGTAAAAAAATTATTTCAAATAGAAAATATGTTCCAGAATTTAACAAAGAAGTTGTTAACAAAGAATCTTTGACTAACATTATTGATGATTTTATTTTTGATGACAAAAATAAAGATATTATTTTAAACTGTCTTTCTTTTGCCGGACCAAATGGTTCTATATACTGTAAACCAAGCAAGAATGATATCGTCGCTGTAACTAAGACTTGCAGCCCTAGGATTTACACAAGTCTCGATGAAAGCTTTACAGACGTGTATTTTCGTAACATCGATGAAACATCAAAAGCTTTTATTTCTATAGCTATGGATGCTTATCTTGAAAGAGAGTCTGAAATCATGACTCTTTTAGAGCATGCTAAAAAAGAAAATTTACCAATTGTTGTTTTTTGTAGAGGAATGTCAGAAAACTTTAAAAGGAATTTAAAAGAAATAATTCTTAAAAACAGCATATATGTTTATCCTTATATCGTCAAATTTGATAATGATGATCCTTTTCTTCTTGATGACATATGCTCAGCGCTTAACGTAGAAAAAGTTTCCGCAGAAGCTGGAGATGTTTTCTATAAAGACTTGTTAAAAAAGTCGAATATTGTCAAATTAAAACTAAGCAAAGACTTTATTGAGTTTTATGATAAACCAGTAAGTGCAGTTAATAAAATAACAGAAAAAATATCTAAAAGCTACGACCCCAGCTTGCAGCAATATTTAATAAAGAGAAAAAACAGGCTTTCTCCAAACATTACAAAAATTTCTATTCCAGAAAAAGAAATAAAATTAATACAAGACATGAAGTCTGCTGTTAGACTTTATAATCAAATAGCAACAGGAGGAGTAATCAAGCATGATAATGTTCATTATCCAAAAAAATCTTTTGATTACATTAATCAAATGACTGATTCTATAGTTAACAGTATAAACCAAATAGGTTGTGTTGTCAAAATAAAAAGTGAAGAAAAAAATGTCTGATCATGTTAAACATCTAATAGAATGCCAATGTGTCTTATCTATTTTTAAAAACAAGTCCAAACCTATTTATCATAAAATACCTGTTTTCTCTCAAGTAGATGAAAACGGTGATATTAAAGAAAAGTATGTGGCGTGTAATAACTGTGGTATTATTCATAGAGTCTATGAGGTATTTAAAAGTGAGGTTAAATGGGGACAAGAAGACGTAAAAAGTTTAATTACGTCAAAAGACGATATAAAATTTAACTTAGAAGCTCAAGGCTTTGAAAAAATTGTATCGCTTCTAGAAAAGTCCAGTCTAGACGTATCAGACTGGGAAATGATAGAGCACATATTAGAAAACAACATTTCAGGCAGTGTTGTTTTAGAAAGAAAAGAGTCTGATAATAACGTTATTTTAAAAGCTTTGAATATAGACGAAGACAATAGTTTTAAACTTAAAAAAGAAATACTCCAGAGGTACTTATAATGAATTTAAATCCAAATGAATTAACAGACTTTAAGTCAATTCAAAAATGTAGAGATATCCATCAAGAAATTATTAGTTTTGGTGTTAACGAGCAAGAGATTGTTAAAATTATTGAGTTTCTAGCTTTAGAGCTAGAAAATGCTGATATGATGAGAGAAATAACGTCTATTGTGAAACCAGGCCAAAATTCTGATTTACAAAAAAAAGAATCTTTGATACTATAACACTACTAAAATATTGAAAGGAACAAAAAATGTCAGATCATGTTGACGACCAAATTGACTCATTAGATAACGATACCACGATTGATCCAGCTTCTGTCACAGAGCATTATTCTAGGCTTAAGGTTTTGCTAGAGTCTATGGAGACAGATATGCTAAAAAACTCCGGTGGAAACAAGGCTGCAGGAACAAGACTTAGGAAAAGCTTGCGACTTTTAAAGAACTATTCCGGAGACTTTGTTAAGTTTACCTTATCATCAGACAAGTAAGACTTTTTTCTTAGCTTATCTAAAGAAGCTTTTTCAATCTGACAAACTCTCATTCTTGTAATGCCAAAAAAATTTCCTACTTCTTGTAGGGTAATATCTTCTGTTTGATTAACTTTATTGATCATACAGTCATTTGAATCAGACAAGTCGTGCCAGAATCTACATTTTTTATTCTGGCACGACTTGTTTTTTTGTTTGTGTGCTGTAAAGCATGTTGTATCTTTAATACTCATAATAATATAAACCTTTCTTATTACTAAAATATTTACTATTATAGTTTATAACTTTTGGAAAGGTTTTATAAATGTCTGATCGAAAAATATTTGTTATTGATACTAGCGTGCTGCTTTATGACAGGAACTGTATCTTTAATTTAAAAGATAACGATATATACATTCCTATGACAGTCTTAGAAGAACTAGATAGGTTTAAAAGCAGAGAAGGAATTTTAGGAGAAAACTCAAGATACTTCAATAGATTTCTTGATGAAATAAGAAGCGAAGGAAGCCTAAATGAAGGCATATACCCATCAGAGATTAAAGACAGCAAAACTCTTATTAAAGTCATAACAGACCAATGTTGGGAAGGTATTGATACTCTAGACAAAACTAATAATGACAACATGATCTTGTCTAATGCAAACTATGTAAAACGAAATCAAAACGGTTTGTCTAATCAAAAGGTAATAATAGTTACTAAAGATATAAACCTAAGAGTTAAAGCTGATGCAGCTGGTCTCGATGCTAATGACTACTATGCTGATTATTCTTTTATTAAGAACAAGAAAGACAATGATGGCATTTTCAAAGGATACAAAGAAATTCACGTAGATGCCGGCGTAATTAATTCTCTATATAGTCATAAGTCTTTGGCAATGAGTACACTTGTTAAGACAGTAGGTATTGATCCTTTAACAATATCGCAAAATGAATTTGTAGTGTTAAAATCAATTGACAACAATTCAGGATCAGCGCTTTGCGCCAAACGTGGTAACGCTTTAGAGTTAATTAAGTCTAAGTCTGAACTTTATAGCAAGTTAGGAATTGAAGCGAAAAACAAAGAGCAGATATTTGCATTAAATCTTTTAGAAGATGACAATATTCCACTGGTTACGTTGACTGGTGTGCCTGGAAGTGGCAAAACCTATTTGACACTCATGTCTGCACTTAAAAAAATAGAAAGAGAACAAAAGAACAGAATTATTTTTACTAGACCAATCCAGACTGTTGGTAAAGATATAGGTTTTCTCCCAGGAACATTAAACGAAAAAATGTCACCTTGGTTAGCACCTATTGTTGATAATTTTAGAAATCAATTTGGTGACTTATCTTACTTCGACATCATGATGGAAAAAGGAACTATTGATATTGCACCTCTCTCGTATATAAGAGGTCGAAGCTTTAATGATGCAGTCATCATTGTAGACGAAGCACAAAATGCAACAGTTCATGAACTTAAAACTGTAATTACGAGGACAGGCAAAAACTCTAAAATAGTTTTGCTTGGAGATATAGAGCAAGTTGATTTGCCATATATAGATAAAGACTCAAATGGTTTAACAATTATCATAGAGAAACTTAAGAATGAAATTGTCACTGGTCACGTTAACTTTGAAAAAGGATACAGATCAGAATTGGCAAACGTTGCAGCAAAACTTCTTTAACTAATAGGATGATACATGTTTATTAAAAGCAAATATGATTTAAACAGATACAAAAAGGTGTATCCTTTGATTAGAACTAGGCCTATCTATGATGAGATAAACATGCTTGGTCAGGGTGCGTCAGAAGTTACTATACTAGACTTTAATAACTCTCATGAAGAAACGTACACTTTTACTGAAACGTACACTCAAATTCCTGTTATTGCTGCTACGCCTGCAGATGACAATGTTAATGTTTTCATCACGTCATTGACAAGTACAACAGTAACAATAGAGTCTTCATCAAACTTTACAGGCAAAGTCCACGTTCAAGTGTTTATAAACGAGGAAAACTGATATGAGCTTTGCTAGAGGAATAATAAGCTTTTCTGCTGGAGAAAGAGAAAAAACTGTTACTTTCGAAGAAGCGTTTGCAAGCTTACCTGTAATTAAACTAACACCTAATAACAATACAAGCTTATATTTAGCAGACGTTCAAAATAGTTTTTTTGTTGTACAGAAAAACAATGATTTAGAATTAACTGTTAACTATATTGCAATAGAAAGCGAATCGTAATGGCAAAAGACTTTTTAAGTGATCAGATTAGAACCAAAGCCTTAATTGGCTCAGGATCCGCACCGAATCCTAAAATAACAGTTTATGCAGACACAGATGCACCTGACAATGAAGGATCAGTCCCGTCAGGACTTTTATCTAACGTTGGATCTGATGTTTTCCTATTTGTCAGTGGAGCAATAGATGGCAAAGAAAATAACTCAGATAAGTCTGTAACTTTGTTTGGCGGCGATGTAGTAGTAAGTGGAACTTTATATACTGAAAATCATGTCGTTGAAGTAGATGCTGTTTCAACAGGCTCTCTATCAGTTTCTGGTTCTATTATACATTCTGGAGGAATAAATATAGGGACAGCAGAAGACGGTAGTTATTTAGACGGACTCTTTACAGACTTTACAGACAATACTTCTGTTGGGACTGTAGTCGACAGATTTAATGAAGTTTTAAAAGGCTTAGCACCAAGACAAGCTCCGGAACTCCAAGACTTCACAGTCGAAGATCCGTCACCACCTGCACTAAGCTCTTATTTATCTTTTGGGCTAAATAATGATCAATCACCTGGATATACTTCTGTTATTGCGCTCGAAGGATACCCAGTCGTTGATGTCAATGGTTTGTATCAGGCAGAAAATTCACAAACAACTAATGATAAACTTCATTACAAGCTCGGTGTTTTTCGAAAAACAACAAATATTGAAGGAGTACTGAACGACCTACAGAGCAGTGATGTTTATACAAATAATATTGTAAACTATCCTGAGAACTCCTTTTCTTCAGCAAATGAAGGAGAGCTCAAGCTTTTTCTAAATGGTAATGAAATCCATTCTATTGATTTAACGACTTCTGTAGGACTAGGTGCCCCAGGATCGGGAACAGGAAACCATTTAAACTCTAACGGTAGCGGTTTCAAAAACTTAAGTGAATCATCTCCAGGAAAGTTTGCATCTGAACAAGAATTTTCTACTTTTACTCATAGAACTGGCAACTGGATTATTCATCATGCAGATCAAGTCAATGGTTTTAACTATGTACAAGTTAAACATGTAATACCTGGTCAGGTCGATAAAATAACTGGGTTTGCGCAGTGGGTAAATGACGACAATAACGAAAATTTATCTGTTTTATCTTCTGGATTAACTTTAAATCTAGCAGGTAGTAAACATCTAAGCGGAGTAGAATATTTTACTGGCGGTACTGCAGATTACTCTGCAAGTATATCTAATTTCTATAAATATACTTACAGCACAATTGCGTCTAGCATTGATGCTTCTTCCATGCCTAGCGGATCTTCTATTTTGTTTCCTGATTCTAGTATTAGTCAAATTAATATAGCAACTGAAGATCATACTAAAAACTTGAATGTACAAAGCACAGGAACAATAAGTCTACCAAGTTCAGGTAGAATTATTACTGAAGCAAACCCAGGTATTGAAGTAGGCTGTAGTGTTTTTCACCCATACAAATCGATTAACCAGAGTTTAACTTTGTCAAGCCAGTCAGAAATTTTAATTGACAATTCATCAAGCTTTAGTAACAATACTAGTGAGGAGTTTAGAGATGAAAGTCACAGACTAATTAGTACAACATTTAACAATCAATCTGATATCAGCAACACATCAAATCAATGGTCCTCAACACAACGAATAACATCCGGTAATTCTGGATATGACGACGGTCTTCTTGTCTATAATGACAAACTCATGTCTACGAAAAATACAAACATTATAAATAGTGGAAATTTTTCTACTTTGTTAAACGGACCATCAGGTAATCCAGATTATTCTAACGGGAATATAAACGCTGGCACTAAAAGATATATAAGAAAATATACAAATACTACGGGAAGTGAAGTCAGAGACATTCGCTATAATATTAGTGGTGTAGGTCAAATACTTTCTCATTCTACTAGTTTAGGAAGTAACAATAACAACTTTAAGCTTTATTTTAAACTCCCAGGGTCTTCATCTTGGTTAGACACAGCAACAGACTTTTCTTATAACACAATAAATCCAGATGGTAGTGGTGGTAAGATTGGATCTTTTACTAACAATATATCACAAAACCCAAATAACTACTTAACGTTTGGAACATCTGCAATTGGTAACAATGAATCGATTCTTGTCAAAGTAGAGTCTAACAAGACTTGGCTTGGAGAAATAGATTACTTGAATGTTAACTTTGGAGCTGTTGGTTCTGTTTTGCCGTCTCCTGACACAACCAATATAGATTCTAATAACTCAGGTGTTACAGGAAATCTAAGCTTTGGTGCAAACCTTGCTAAAAGCTCATACCAAAATGTTGGAAGTTTAGGTAGCTCAAACCAAGTTAATGCTAATGATGAATATAGGATGACGTCATTTTCTAATAATCTTAGAAGAGGCATATTTGATGGATCTGTATCGATAAACGGGGAAATAAATGAAACAACGTCGTCACAAGGAAATAACTACCCAGCAAACGCTTGGGGAGGCGGAAAAGCAAATGTTGGAGAGTTAAAGCTTGAAGTCAACGGAACAATCATCCCCCAATGTACAGTTAACTTATTTACGTTTTCCAGCGGTAACTCTTTAAACTCAAACAACACAGGTTTCCTTAATATAACAGAAGCACTTGTAGGTAGAGACAATAATAACTTGCCTGATTATCGATACTTTTACAGAACAGGAAGTTATCAAATCAACACTTCAGATCAGAGATACGGATGGAATTATGCAAGAGTAATTCACGATCTTGATGGAGGAACAAATGTATTTGAAACAAACTATGTTGAATGGGTAAATAGCGAATATTCATCTATGTCATTTACCCCGCTTGCAATTCCTACAAATACTTTTGTGCAAGGAACTACACCACCCAACTATCTATCAGGAGTAAATTACTTCTCTTCAGCTCGAGCAACTTGTCAAACAACAGTATCTAATGCTTATAAAAATATTTATGACAGCTCAAGCACGGCTATTTCTTTTCCAATCACAAGTAATTCTACGGTTACATCAATCGATGTAAATGGAACAGGCATTGTCAACAGTATTTATAATGCATCATCAAGTGTGTTACCTGATTTGGACGTAAATGTTTCTTCTGCTTACGACGAAGACATAAATATTAATGCATTAATTGATTTTGATATTGTTAAATCAATCCCTGGGAGCTTGTTGAATGCTGAAGTGTCTTGTCGTGTTAGACATCCTTTGAGTGTATCTTTTACAAGCAATAGTGTACAGTCTGCAAGTCCTTTGATTTACACAGTTAACGATACTGAGACTGCTTTGGTTGAAGATTTTTCTGCAGAGACTTATAGACTCAAAGACGACGTATACAACGGTCAAACAGACATTAGTAATGGTTCTTGGTCTTCATTAGAAAGCTTGACAGGTTTAAATGCAAACTTTAATACAGGATTGCAGTTTTTTGATAATAAATTGATTTACCCAACATCAAACTTTAGTAATAGTGCATCACTAGTTGGACCTACTGCAAACCCTAATTACTCTATAACATCAGGCAATAGAACTTTTTATAGAAAATTTGAAAACAACTCAGGTGCATCAAAATTCGGTTTTAGTTTAAAAATCAAAGGAAATAATGCATCTATAGTTGACAACACTGTTTCTTTAACAGGAAATAATATTAATGTATTTATTAAATTACCTACTACTACAAACAGTCAAAGTACTGGTTTTCTAGATTTAGCAATACCTTTTGCAACTGCACAGTTTCAAGACAACGACGGCTGTTTAAGTGGAAGTTTGACTTCTACTGTAGGAAATTCTGGTTTAGGTATAACAAATAACGTAACTTTTGGTACTGTTTATGTTTTTCCGGGAGACGAAGTTATCGTTAAAATCGTAGCTGGACAAAATTGGTCTGGTGATATAAACAGAATAGAATTAGTCTGGAGCTAAAAAATGAGTTTTACAAGTGACACTCGACAACAAATTTCCTTAAAAAAGCTTTCTGGGAAAGCACATACAAAAAATCAAGCTGAAGTTTTTAACGAACCTAAAACTACAGGTATTACAATTAGTGCTCAGACTGTTTTTGGTGAAGTAATACCTGCCAACCCATTAAATGAAAATCTTTATGACGTAACTGACGACATTGTTGAATATGTAAGGCTTCCTCTTTCCTTTGCTCCAGAAGCTGTGCAACCTGGGCCTCTATATCATGGTTACTTTTCTAGTCTTCCTGCGAACTACTCATCTTCGTCAACAAGCGATAAGTCAGGAGAAGGCAACTTTATAAGTAACAAAGCAATTCATTCATCTGCAGGAGATGTTCAAATAGTTCCACCCTCTTTTGGTGTAGTATATGAGGTTAAAGCTTATATTGGCGGAGATGCTACTACGAAAGGTAGTGGAGAATTAATAACAGTCACAGATGAAAGATACTGGTATTTTGATTATTTCAACGGTGTATTCTTTCAACAAAACCCAGGAGAAGGTACAAACAGCGCTGATCCTGACTATATTGAAGCTTTTATTTATATTGGAAAAAAGTCTAACGAAACAAGTAATTCATCACTAAGTTCTCTTTGGGAGCCAGACCCGGCTAATAGTGACAATTTAAGAGCAACTAAAATTTTGGACGGTGACACCGGACTATTTTCTCTTGACTTCAATATGACGCTAGATAACGACAACATAATAAATACAATAAAATACGTTACTACTAAAAGAAACGATGCTAGAGACTTGTATTTTGAGTTTGATGACAACGGAAACATAACAACAAAGGAGTAATTTAAATGACGGACATTAGTAAATTTAGCTACTATGATAACGGAAGAACAAAAGTAATCAAGCCTACAGATAGGATGGTTATTAGTAGCGGCGGCTTAGCTTTTGAAGGTTCAACAGATAATAATTTTGAGCTTGAGATAGCAATCACAGACCCAACAAGTGATAGAACAATTACTTTCCCAGACGAAGATGGAGATATCGCTCTTCTTCAAGGTGATTCTTTACCTAAAGCACTTTCTTTTCCTGTTAAGAACCCGTCATCAACAACTACGCTTTTGAAAGGACAAATTGTGTGTATTACAGGTCATAGTGGAAATAAGCCTGAAGTTTCTTTGGCTTCTTCAAGCTCATCCGCAACAATGCCTGCATTTGGATTTGTACAGCATGACATTGCAGCTGAGCAAGAGGGTTATGTTGTCTACAGTGGTCTTTTTAAAGGAATAGACACAAATACATCTTATAGTGAAGGTGACACTCTTTATGTAAGTGATTTAACTCCAGGTGGTTTTGTTAACACACCGCCAGCAGGCAGTAGTCTAATACAAAATATAGGGAAAATAATAAAATCACACAGCAGCAATGGTGAATTGATTGTAGGGGGAGCAGGTAGAACAAATGCAACGCCTAATCTGGATCAAGGATACTTTTTTATAGGCGATGTCAATGATCAATCTAGTGCTAGTCCCTATACGCTTCCAACATCTGATGGCAGTAGCGGTCAATTTTTATCGACAGATGGATTAGGCGTGGTAAGTTTTAGTAGTTTACCTGAGTCTATTGTGACAGAACTTAGTATTCCAGGTTTAGATGTTCAAACAGATACAAACGCTTTTAGATTTAACTGTCCATATGGGTTGACAGTTACAGGATTAGACCTTTATCTAGATCAACACACGACGAGCGGAAATGTAACTATAACTGTTACAAATACAACAGATAGTAATTCTATGATAAGTTTATCACTATCAGGAACAAACACTTCTGCAACCACAACCACTGTTACTAATGCAGTCTGTGACAGTGGTGACGTAATTACATTTGCAATAACAACAACTCCTGCAAACGCGCAAGGTTTAAGAGCTAACTTGCACTTAGTGAGGACTTAATCCAGAATGATTGTGTTTAGAAAGAAATTAGTAAGTGGTTTGTATATAAGGAAGTTCGATCGTTATATAAACACAGACAATTCTGGTGATCATGAAGGTACAAATGACGATCCTAGTAGATTAGAAGGATATTTAGACGAGTCTTGGGTTGACGAAGGCGTGCTAGCGCAAGTCAACAGATCAGGAACAATTTCAGACCTTGATACTCATGTGATCTGTGGTTTATTTAGACCTGATGTCTCTGGGACATGGCACTTTAGAATAAGATGTGATGATGCAGGTTATTTATGGGTTGGTTCAAACGCAGAGCCATTAGAATGGAACTTAAATAAAAACAATGCACTTTGTGATGCTGGTGGTGCGCATGGCGAAATTAATAGCGACGGGTCTGTTACGCTTACTGCAGGAGTCTTTTATGCTATTAAAGCAATGGTGGGTGACAGAGGTGGAGGAGATGCATTTAGAATAGACTTTAGCGGCCCAACAGGATCATTACAGTCCGCAGAGTTATCTAATACAGGTCGTGATGGCACTGGATTTTATTTTCATAATCCTTATGCAAATAACGGGTATAATTTAAATAGTTAACAGATATAAAGCATAAACATATTTGTGTTAATAATTAGTATTAAATAAACTGGAGCAAATACAATATGACGACAAAAAATTTAGTTCCTCGCGCAGATGGCGAAGGAAAAATAGGTATAAAAGGTAGTAGTAATCTTACGTGGAAAGAAATCAATGCTGTTTCCGGATCTTTTGATGAATTAGTTAACACTGAAGGCAGTGACTTAATTGCAGCAGGTAACAACATTACTATAACTAAGACAACAACTGCAGGTAGTCAATATACAATCTCATCGCAGTCTAGCCCAATCACTGGCACGTTAGAGGATCTAAATCAATTATCAGAAGTTGATGCTGCAGATAAATTTATAGTTTCAACAGCACAGGGTGCATTTGGATATGAAGATCCTTCAACAGTTAGATCTACTCTCGGTTTATCAACAAGTGACACAGTTACTTTTGGCAATATTGTAACTGACACTTTATTAATTAATAATGTTCCTACTGCTGACCAGCATGCTGCAACAAAAAGTTATGTAGACTCCGTAGCATCAGGTCTTGACATATATGACTCTGTTAGAGCAGCAACAACTACTTCTTTTACAATGTCTTCGACTGCTAGTAGTACAACATTAACTCTAGTAAATGGTGAAGGAGGATTTGATTCATCGACGAACTCATATGAAGTTGACGGTATTAATTTAGACGATGGGGATAGAGTCTTAATTAAAGACGGTGTTGATTCAAACAGCTCTGGCGTTTCAAATAGATGGAATGGCATATATACAGTAGGTGATAAGTCTGGAAGCACGTTAACTTTAACAAGAAGTTCTGATATGGATGTGCCAGCTGAGTTTAACTCAGGTGCTTTTTTCTTTGTTGAAGAGGGGAATAACAATGCAGACGCAGGATTTGTTCTGTCTACTGATAGTATCGTAACAGTTGGTACGTCTGACGTTGAGTTTGTAAAATTTTCAAGTGCAGGACAAATCTCAGCAGGAGATGCTTTAACAAAAACAGGTAATACACTAAACGTCGATATTAACGGTCAAACAGTTGAAACATCGGTACAAGATGCAGACGAAATTTTGATTTATGACAGTTCAGCTTCTGCAATTAAGAAAATGACACGTGCTAATTTTGTTGCAGGCCTTGGCGCTGGCAGCCTTTCAAATATTGTTGAAGACACCACACCACAGCTTGGTGGAAACTTGGATGTCAACGGAAATCTTATAAGCTCGGTTTCTAATGGCAATATTGAGGTCGCACCTGATGGCTCGGGTTCATTTAAGATTCGAGGCAATACTACTAGCGGTAGCGGTCGAATTGTTCTAAACTGTGAGAACAACAGTCATGGTATTACACTTAAAGGCCCACCCCACAGCGCGGGAGCTAATTATACACTTACACTTCCAAATACAGACGGAAATGCAGACCAAATACTTAAAACTAATGGTAGCGGTGCGCTATCATGGGTCGATCAAAGTTCTGGAGGAGCTAGCACACTTTCAGCACTAACAGATGTGACAACATCTTCTCCGGAAAATTATGATGCACTTTATTACGATGAATCTAGTAGTAAATGGTTATCTGGAAACCTAAACTCAAGGTCAATAACTTCCACCGGTAGAAATACTTACGCATTTGGTAATAGTATTTATTCAACACATGAGAGAGTCATAACTGTAGCAGACTTTGATAACAGCAGAATATTTTGGCCGTCCGGAATTACTGCTTCCTCAATTGGTACTTATACATTTACTCTTCCTGACGTTACTGCAACGGGTTCTTCTCGATTAAAGGCCGGCCAAAAAATAAAAATTGCATCTACTTTTATAGATCAAAATAATCATACCATAATAATTAGACCACACGATTGGAACGCATCAACTAAAGACACATACATATACTCAGCTGGCGCAGGAAGTACAGCCCACCCCGGGGCAACTTCTGTCACACTAAATAAGTCATCAGGTTTCATTGAAATAGAAGTTTATGACAATGATTATACACATCCAAACTTTTTTTACAACAGAGGATATATTCCTCCCGTTACACCTAATGAAATAGGCGATCTCTCTGACGTTAATGTTGCTTTACCAACAGACAACGCTGTGTTAACATACAGCAACACAAGCGCTGAATGGGTTGATAGTCAAAGTCTAAATTTAACTGGAACTATTACATGCTCACAGTTTAGATTGGGTGGTTCAACTAAAAGACTTGTGCACGCAGTATTTGACAGTGACTTTTATGCAAACTATGGTGTTGGACTAAGCGGCCAGGAATCTACAATTTTACAGTCAGATCATCTTATTTCTGTGATGCCTGATCTTGGTGCCTTGTCAGTTATACCACAAGACAATAGTGGTTCGAACGTTTACAATAGCTCTTTAAGACTTTACGACGGAGGCGATGGCTCATCTAACCCTGTAGGACAAAACAAAAACTATATTTCTTTGTCAACTCCCGGTAAGCTTAGTGCTACAACTGAATATAAACTCCCAACAGACGCAGGAACTGCAGGTCAAATTTTAACAACAGACGGTGGAAATAGTGGTTCGCCTGTAGATGAAGTTAATTTATACTGGTCAACTGTTTCTGGTGGTTCATCGTCATCATCTTTACCAAGTTTAACATCCACTTCAGCAGCTACAGGTACATTAGCAGCACCAACCTCAGGAGAAATAGAAAAAATCTATGTTTTTGATAGTACAAATGCTTTAGCTTGGACAGTTCCAAACATAGCAAACAATTCAATCTCTGCAGGATTTAAATATAATATTAAAAATATTGGTTCTGGTCAAGTAACTATAAACGCAGAGCAAAGAGGCTCCTTGGGTGGAACTGATGATCTTATTGACGGTCAAACAAGTATTACGATGAGTCAATACGATAGTTATACGATCGTTTCTGGTGGAAGTTCTGGTAAAGACTGGTACATTATTTAAGTTAGGTTGAAGAGGAAAGGTATTAATTAAATATAATGACTTATATACAACAAATTCAATATAAAGAAACGTTTCAAAAAGATCTTTATATTAAAAAGAAGTTTAATGTCGGTAATAGTAGTACTCCTTGGGTGCCTAAAATCGATATTGTTTTAAACAAGATCGTTTGTGAATTGAAAGATAATGCAACGGGAACGGGAAGTACTATTTTAAGATTTTATAAAAACATTGGCTCTTCAAGTCAAGCTATTATTTTTGATGCTGTTTTTGCTGCAAATGATGTGAGTCAAGAAACGAACGCAGTTTTTTCTTTTCCTATTAGTGCAGGTGACGAAGTAACATATAGTGTCGTATCTACAACATCAAGCGACCCTGGTGGAGAAGCAATAATTAGCTTTCTCTATAAAAATTCTTAAAGATAGAAAGTGAGTATTTAAATATTATGAAACATCAAATAAATGTCGATGAAAACGGCTTACCTATTTATGTAAATCTAGAAATAATTAGCGGTGACCTCTTGATCAAAGATCACAATGGTATTCTCATTAAAAAGACTATTGGTAATCCTTCTATTCCCGGATCACCTAGAAATGCGCCTTTTGCTAATATTAATGAAGCTTACAGTTGGTTTTTAACAAATAGTCTTGCTAGAAGAATTGACACTGAGTCACCTTTGGGAGAAGAAGAATAATGGCAATATTTAAAAAATTTAATGTAACAAAAAAAGGCAACAGATATTCAGCAGGAGAAACTAATACGGGTGTAGTTATTAACCCAAGTGACAGCACGTTATGGATAGACAGTCGTCCATACGATGCTAATACACTCTATCCATTATTTGAAAAACCATGCACAGCGCTTTTAAATAACAAAGTTAAAGAAGAATTAGTCAATGGATTTATTGCCTCAGCTCTTATTGCTAAAGCGCCTAGCTTGCAAACAGGTCAAAATACAGGAAACTCTCTAGGTGGCCCAATAAGTTTCTATAGCAGTATGGGTAGCAGAGATCATAATTTAGAATCAGATCAAACTCTGAATATGTCTTCAAACGTTTTTAGTTTTACTTCTACAGGTGGAAAAAACTTTCATTTGATTATGCTGCCTTACGGTGTTCAAACTTATATGCCTTATGCACAAACATATTTCTTTGTAGAAGGAAATGATTTTTCCAACCCAGATGCCGTTGCTACTGGCTTGTCAACTATTCAAAGCCAAAATTTCCACGGTCACAAATATCCTGTTTATGTTGATACAGCAAACAAGTATATATACTTTATTTCTTATCACGCGCGATATGATTCTCACAGTTCTTATTATTTCAAAACACTAGCTAATCACGTTTCTAGAGCTTCTTATGAGACTGTAGAAGATGACGGGAGTTTGGTTTTAAATGATCAAACTACAATATTAAGTCCTAATCAAGGTGCCTCGAGTATTGGCGGCGCTTACGACGATTTTGAGCCAAATAATTTTTACTATTGCGGTAAAAATAACGACAACACTCTAATGTTTCTAGAAACTCATGAAAACTCAAATAGTTACGCTCAACAAAATGCTACGTTTGAAAATAGAGTAGATAATATATTCACTGCAGAATCTTATGACGTTTCAAGTGGAACAATAAACACTGTTGCAACAATAACAAAGTCTAATATTACCACAGCATCAGCAGCTGTAAAGGTTATGCTTAGAGCAAGAGCTTCACAGTTTATAGATTCGCCTATTAGCGGTGAAACTGATATTTGTTATGCTTACTATCCAGTAGCTAATGAATCTTTTGAAATCAGCTTTCTCTATCTACAGTGGGATAAATCATCAAATTCTAATGCAGGATCATTAACAGCAAATAACTGCTCTATGGTATACCCATCAGGCTCAGTTACAGACTATTTAACTTATCCACTAACTTCTAGCGATAATTTGGGAGCGATGACGCGTTCTAATCTTTTCATTACAGAAGTTAGTGGCAGTTATTATCTACATTATTTGCCATCATACAGCTCTCCAGCAGGAGTCGCACGTCAAAGCGCTACTGCGAAAAATATGGTATCATATCAAATTGATAGCACAGACTTTTCAAGTTTAACTTTTCATAGCTCAATCCAAGTGAATGCATTTGATTTTGTTCACTTGAATACAGACAGAAACAAAATAGCAGTTGTGACTTCTGGTGAATTAAAGATTTATACATGGAATAACGGCTGGTCTGAGACAGCTTCTGAGCCTGGAGACTTTGTAGGAGTTACACAGGATAGTAGTGGAAGAATAATAGGGCTTTCTTCAAAAGCAGACAACACTACAGCAGTATCAAATTCTATTGATAGTACTTTTGCTGTCATCGATCATAAAGTGCACTTAATAGCAGACGCTTTACCGAGCACAGTTACAATAGACTTTGCAAATACATCCCTAACTTACTCAGGTTCAAACATCTCGACGTCTGTAAATGTTAATGCATATGATAGTAGCAGTGCTAGGATCGCAAAAAGCGTACAACTTAAAATTGACGGCGCCAATGCACAGTTTACAAGTAACAGTTCTACTTCAATCACAGTAACAACAACAACTACAACTGATACAAACGTTCCTATTACTGTGAGTGGTCCCGGTCCAATATCAATATCAGCAGCATTCAGTCTTTAAGAAGGATTATAGATATGAGTCTTACAGGTATAAGTAGAGCTAAAAACTCAGCATCGATTTTTGTTGACAATGAGAAAAGAGGAATGGCTAACAGTAGCGAATATTCTTCTGCGTATAGTAATGTTGAGTATACTCCAACTCTATCTTATACAAACAGTAAAAGTCTGATTCGAACAAACAGTTCTATATCAATCAATGTTATTCAAAACTTATCTCATCCTGCTGTTAGCTATGTCAACCTAGGTTTCGCATTCGCTAACGTTTCCTCTTCAAGTTCTCAAAGGCAGCTTTCTGATTCTTTCATAGGAAATGAAAGTACTTTGACTGTAGACAACAATTTGTCTTATTCATATACAAACAACGTTGTTGCAAAAAACAATATTTCAACTAAAACAATTAATGTTTTAAGCACAAACGAAGAGCATAGTATAACTATTGATTTAGACAATAAAGCGCTGCCAGAAGTTGAAACATTCTATCAGAATTATGAGGTTGCAAATGACATTGAGTTAGATGAAGATGACATTTGGTCTTGATTGTTCTCTATTCTTCTATTTTTTGTACAAAGACATCTAGAACATAACAGAAGCATGCGCTAGCAAAAGAGTACAGTATTAAATTTTTTAAGTTGCTACTGTCTTTGACGTCTAGTTTGTTGAGATATGATATTAAATATATGATCCATCCACTGTGAAATCCTGTACAGTAAGAGCAGTTCAATAAAGATGAAGCAAATTGTGATCTGTTTTGAAGCCACAATGTTTTATTCATCAATCCAAAGGTTAGGCCATAACAAGCCAAAAGTTCAAACAGTGTCATTTCTGGTTACTCCTATGATTGCTTCTTTGATTTTTTGCGTCTGCCGCGGGCAGACTTCTTAGGAACCTCAACAGGCTTAACTTCCACCTTTTCAGCAGACGTTTCTGATAGGCTTGATATTCTACAGCATGATGTGCTAGCACTTTGTTCAAATATCTCAACTGTGTCTGGTACGCCATCACCGTCACAATCGAAGCCTAAATTAATTTTAATCTCATTTAGCGCTTCAAAAAGCATGTCTCTTTCTTTAACTGCTAGCTCAGGCATCTTGTAAAGACCATTAATTCTAGTCAGTTCAAGCTTGAGAAGTCTAGAAACAGCTTCACCTAAGCCAATTTTTACTTCTTTGTTATACATAAAAACTCCTGTTTATTAACTAAATATTAATTATATCTGTTAATAGACTAAGAGTTTAAATGATTAGACACTTGTGTTGCTAATTATTTACCTTAATTAACCAAGATCAGCAATAAATTGCGGCCTCCAGAGAATTGATGCTGTAGATGCAGAGCTCACTACAGCTAGTGAGATTCCAAGCTCGTAAACATATCCTGAAGTCGGGACTGTCCCTGTGGCTTTTCCTGCTGTAGTCGAAAGATAAACAGGCATACCTAGATCAATTGTTTCAGCAGATGCTAAATTAACAGTAATTTTTGATCCGGAAATTGTATGACAGTCTAAAGTGCCGCCTGATGCACCACTAACAGCATCTAGTGCAACCCCAGCCGGTATTTGCACAGTCTCTGCACCAGCGTCTGCATCTGCCAAGTCAGCTCCCGCAGACGCTCCGCCGCCAATCGAAAGAGAAATAATATCGCCTGAAGAGATCGCTGAGTTTGCAGGACTAACAGGTAGTGTGATTCCTGCGCTAGCATCAAGAACAAGTTTTTGACTTATAGTTACTTCATCACTTGCAATCTCTACAACGTTACTATTATTAACTTGAAGATCAATGCTTTGACCAGATGGCGCATCAATCAATATGTTACCCGAAGTAGTTGTGATCTCGACCGCGGCATCACCTGCACCAATATCATCAGCGGCGATTGATGAAGCTGTTACATTTGTCTGGAAATAGGATTTAAGTGTTGAAGCTGCAACTTGCAGCATCGTCCCATTGTCATTCATGACAACTCTATCTCCATCAACAACTGTAATAGAACTTGCGCTTGTGCCACCATCAAGGGTGTTGAGTTCTGCTGCAGTTGCTGTTACGCCATCTAAAATGTTTAAATCTGCTGCTGTTGACGTAACATTTGTCCCACCAATATCAAGAGTAGTTACACTTATTTCTCCTGCAACTGTAACGAGTCCATCTGTTAATGTAATAAGATCAATATCATCAACATGACCAATTGTAGTACCATCAACTCTAATGTTATCAACAGCAAGTGATGTAAGTGTACCAACACTAGTTAGCGAAGAAGAAACTACAGCTGAGCCTAATGTTGTAGCACTCAGAACTGAACTGTTTGCAATTTTAAAATCTTTACCACTAGCAAGATCAAGGTGCTCAGAAGAAGTCCATGAGTCTGTTGAGTTGACCCAAGATAATGTTTTGTCTGTTGCACCTTTTAGCGTAATACCCCCACCATCAGCGGTGGTGTCTGTTGGGGTGTCAACACTTCCAAGCTCAAGGTTTTTATCATCGACTGTCAAAGTTGTTGAATTAACAGTCGTAGTAGTACCGTTTACTGTTAAATTGCCAGTAATATCTAGATTGCCAGTAATATCTAGATTACCACTCGTTCCTAGAATAGCAGCTTTGTCTGCTGTATTGTTAGCAGAAGTCGCGCCGTCAAGAAAGTTAAGTTCATCTGCAGTTGAAGTTACTACAGTAGATGCAAGTGTTAGACCACCATCGGGAACTGTAATTCCGTGAATTTCGATCGTTTCACTGTCTCCCATCTTCTTTAACGATCCTGCACTGTACACAACCAGTTGATCTGTATATGTTGCCATATTGTAATTCCTTTCTTAAGAATATGAATTTTAATCGATTAAATATATATAAAGCTGTACATACTAAATATTAAACAAGCTAAGCATTTACTAAGTATTCATATTAAGTTTTTAAAATATTCGTTGGCATCATACAATATTATTTGAAAGCGAGGTCTATAATGACTATTTTAAAAGAACATATCTCATATTCAGAAGTACGACAGTGGAAAGAATGTGGATGGCGCCACAAGCTCTTATATGTTGATAAGCTAAAAACTTTTGAGGAATCTCCTCATTTGCATTATGGAACGATTATTCATGACGCATGCGAGCATTTCTTAAAAACAAAAGAATTAAAAATAGATGAAACTAAAGAAAAAATTCGTCTTGCTTGGGAAGAACATGGATTTGACTCTGAAGATTTTATACAATTACAAAAGATAAGAGCTGAACTTCAAGGATGGAAGTACAAGCATAACAAACAAAAAGACTGGACTGATTGGTCTGAAGCTAGTTTATTATCTTTACCTGACTTTTTAGACACAACATTTCCTGGATGGGAGTTTGTAAGTGCTGAGGAAGATTTGTATGAAAATATTCCAGGTTTAACAACAAAGTTTAAAGGCTTTATCGACTGTATTATCAAAGTTCCACATGCAGGCGACTATAAGTACTGGGTTATTGACTGGAAGACTTCAAATGGAAGAGGTTGGTCTTTAGACAAACAAAGAGACTTTTTGACCCACGCTCAAGTCGTACTATATAAATATTTCTGGGGAACAAAAAATCATATTGATATGAAAAAAATACAGTGTGGTTTTGTTTTACTTAAAAAAGTAAAAAAAGTCGGAAAATCATGTCAGTTAATAAAAGTTTCTAGTGGCCCTAAAACTTTAGATAAAAGTAACAAACTTGTAAGAAGTATGATTAAAACTGTTGAAAAAGGAATGTATCTCAAGAATAAAAATTCTTGTATGTTTTGCGAATTCAATAAACCTGAAACTGACCATTGTACGTAAGGAAACATGAAAAAGAAAATACTAATAATTTCAGACCATGCTCAATCACCTAGCGGTGTAGGTGTTCAAACAAACTATTTAGTTAAAGGTCTTCTTGGAAAGAAAGACATGACTTTTATACAACTAGGGGCTGCTATTAAGCATAGCAACTATGATACTGTTAAGGTATGTGATAACTTTTTAATTAAACCAATAGATGGTTTTGGTAACAAAACGCTGTTAAGATCTGTTCTTTTAAATGAAAAGCCTGATGCTTTAATTATTTTTTCTGATCCTAGATTTTTTGAGTGGTTATTTGAGATTGAAGATGAGATTAAACAAGTGTGTCCTATTTTGTGGTGGCATGTTTGGGACAATGAACCATATCCAAACTTTAATGACGCCTTATATGATGCAACTGACGCAATTAATTGTCACTCTTATTTGACATATAAACTTTGTAGCAAAAAATATCCAGAGAAAACAAGATTTATTCCTCATGCATTTCCTCAAGACGAGTTTTTTAGAATGTCTATTGATAAAATTCAAGCAGAAAAAGAAAGAATTCTAGGGGAGAAAAGAAAAGACAACTTTGTTTGTTTATGGATGAATAGAAATTGTAAAAGAAAGCGACCAGCTGATGTTCTTCTTTCCTGGAAGTATTTTGTTGACATGTTAAGTGACGTAGAAAGAGACAGAGTGACTCTTTTGTTACATACAAATCCGAACGATAAAGCAGGACAAAATCTCATTGCAGTTGCTGAAATGTTAGATATAACTGATACTTTAGCATTGTCTGCTGAGAAGTTAAGTGATGAGTTGATCAATACAATTCATAATATTTCTGACGTGTGTATTAACATCAGTTATAACGAAGGCTTTGGACTAACAACATTACAGTCTATGCAAGTTGGAAACCCAATTATAGCTACCAAAACTGGAGGCTTATATAGACAAGTTGTTGATTTTGAAGACAACTCAGAAAATGGAGTTGCTCTTGAACCAAAAGTTAAGTCAATTGCTGGAAGCCAAAGTATTCCTTACATATATGAAGATTATGTTGACTGTCACGACGTAGCAAAAGCTATTTTTTCTTTGTTTAAGATTAGTCCAGAAAACATGTCTGTATTGAGTAAAAAAGTTGAACAATACGCCAAAAAAGCTTTTGATTATGACACAACAATTGATCTTTGGCATGAGTCAATTCACAACACTATTCAAAAACATAACATTAAAAAAGAATTTGGATTGGAGATAGTAAACTTTGATTAAGAAAAAAGTTTTATTAAAAGGACCAATTTTAACAGTTTCAGGATATGGTGAACATTGCAGGCAGGTGTTCAAAGCTTTGTTAAAAAGACCAAACATAGACCTTTATATAATACCGACAAATTGGGGAAATACTTCTTGGGTATTAAATCAAGAATATAACTGTGGTATTGTTAAAGATATTTTGGCATATGCAAAAAAACCTACGAGTAATGTTAATTTTGATGAATCTTTTCAAGTTTTGTTACCCGATGAATGGAAAAACTTAGCAAAGAAAAATATTGGAATTACTGCAGGATTTGAAGCAGACATAGTAAAATCATCGTGGATTGACGAAGCAAACAAGATGAGCAAAATAATTGTTCCTTCTGAGTTTACAAAAGCAGCTTTCGTTAAAACTTCTAAGAAAACAGGTAAAAAACTATACACGAAGATCAAAGTAATAAACGAAGCCTACTTCGGTTACATTGACAATCATGAAGATTTTAAGACTGACGTATTGCACAAGCTAAAATATAACAAAAACATATATGTGATATCACAAGTTACAAGCAATGACAGTAGGTCAGACAGAAAAAACATTATTAAAACCATTAAGTGTGCTTTGGACTTTGTAGAAGACAAAGATATTGGTGTTGTTTTAAAAATCAACTACGGAAAGCATACAAAAAGTGATCTAAAGAGTATAAAATTGCTTTTGGAAGATGAGTTCGGTATAGATAAGTTAAGCAAAATTACTATGCTTTTTGGAAGTGCTTCTATTAAAGATTTAGTTAAAATATACAAATCAAGTAAAATATCTTGCATACTGTCTGGGACAAGAGCTGAAGGTTTTGGTTTGCCTATATTAGAAGCAGCTGCTTGTGGTCTCCCTGTCATTGCAACAAACTATTCAGCTTATAAAGAATTTATGCATGATGACTTTGTAAAGATTGACTATGACTTAATAGATTTTGATCATGATAGCAGATTTGTTGATTTAGATTCTACGCCTAAGTGGGCAGAGTTTAAAGGAGAAAGTATGATGAAATGCCTTGAAGATTTCTTTGAAAACGAAGAAAAGTACAGGAAAGTAGCTAACTATCGGAAAAATTTTATTAAACAAAATTATTCTATTGAGAATATAATAGATAATTATAAAAAATTTTTTAAGAGTGATTTATAAGATGAGTATTTTAGAAATAATATTGGCTTTCACAACAGTCTTCTTTGGTTACTTCTGCTTTAAGTTTGCTATAGCAGTCTTAAGAGTTCAAGAAGCTATAGAAGATTCTTTGGACGCAATAGATCAGAAATATCAAAGCCTCAGTGAAATCCTTAAGATACCTGTTTTTTTTGATAGTCCTGAGATTAAGAGAATAGTAGAAGAAATTTATGAAGTCAGACTATCTATTTTGTATGTCGCAGAAAGACTTTCTAATTCTGTAGAGATAAAAGAAAAAATAGAAGAAGAGTCAGAAGAGACAGAAGAAGTGAAATAAATGGAAAGTCAACCAAAATGAGTGAAACGATAGCTTTAACTAATAAGAAAAAGAAAAAGAAAAATTACTATTTCACAGCATTAACACAACAAAAAATTGCCGAATACCAGAAATTAGATCACAAGAGAAAAAAAGATCAAACATATTCTGAGCACATTCAGCCGGCTTTTGAGGAATTAGTTAATAGTCTGGTTTCAGTATATCAATTTAAGTCAGCTATTGAGGATATTAATCACTTGAAGCATGACTGTGTAACATTTCTATATGAAACAATACCAAAGTGGAAACCTGATAATGGTACAAAAGCCTTTTCTTATTTTAATGTTGTTGCAAAAAACTGGCTCACAATCCATGCAAGACGTCATTATAAGCACGCACGAAGAAGCGTCAACATAGACTGTAAAGATGACTTTACTTCTTACGAAAAGCACCAGCTTAATAGAATAGAACCAGATGTTGCCAAAGCTTATGAAAATAATATTGATCAAGAAATCTTAGTACCTATGCTTATGGAGATGACAAACAGAATACGTCACAAGCTTAAGGATCAAAGAGACTTGAATTGCGTTGATGCAATACAGCAAATATTTAATAATGTTGACGACTTAGACTTCTTAAATAAACGTGCAATATTTGTCTATCTCAGAGAAATATCAGGTCTAAACAGCACAGAACTTAGTGCTAGTTTGTCTAATATTAGAAAACACTTTAAGAAAATGTCTGGGCCTAATACAGACTTTTATTTATTTTAAGGACAAGAAAATGAATGTTGAAAAAATATCAAAAAATATTGATAAAAATGATGAAAAAGAAAATCAAATAAAGAATTTTTCTGATATTCTTGACAATATTGACTCGCTAGAAGACAAGAAAAAGATGCTCTGGAAAGAGATATATGAAAATGCTTTAGAGGACAGAGAAAAGTCAAAAATGATGTTCAATGATGCATATATTTCTATGCAAGGTGGGATTAACGAACACATGAATATTGGTGCGATTATGTCAAAGTATATTGAGAGAATGAGCAAATCAAACGATCAAATACTTAAGTTAGCTGAGCTGATTGCAAAAGAAGAAGAAAAAACAGAACAGATATCAGATGATGATATCTTTAACAAAATTAACGTTTAAGTTAGATTAAGTGATGTCTATATGTTTATAAAGTCAAGATGTTTATATATTATAAATAGTGAAAAAAGTAATGGTAATGCTGTATATAGCGAGTTGTCAAAGCTAGATCTAACTACTAAGTTCTTTAACGACAGTAAAAAGTCTAAAAACTTAGTTGACTTTTTAAGCATATTACCAGATCAAACTGTTTTTTCTAAATCTATTGTTCATAGAGACGGAGAAAGCTCTAGCTACTTTATATCCCTTCCATTCTTTTCTTCACACTTTAAAATGCCTCTAAAAGTTGGTGAGTATGTGTGGATTTATAAGTACGAAAAAGACCCAACCCTTTTTAACTCTAGTTTTGATATTAACTCTTATTGGGTAAGCAGAATTCATGCATTTTCAACATCTGAAGATGTTAATTATACATACGGCGACAGAGATAGCTTGATTGGAATAATCAATAGTACACTTTCAAAAGATCTGGAAAGACAAAATAAAAACGTAAAAGGCGCAAACAAAAAAAGAAATCAAAAAAGCCATAATGAGTTTTTAGAAACAAAAATGGTTATGCCTTATACTTCCTTTGCAGAAAAAACTTTTGAGTTAGACGATATTGAACTTTCTTATATAAACAATTACATAAACAACAGAAGACACAGATTTGTCCCGCATGTGACTAAGCTACCTGGGGATACGATTATACAAGGATCAAACAATACTTTAATCAGACTGTCTTCTGTTAACTCTAGTAATAGTCAATATAGCAATGTTAGTAATCAAGGTGAAGTAACAATATCAGCTGGTATTGGTAAGTTTGTTAAAAATGATTTTAGAGAAATCAAAGGAACGCTAATAGACAAAAAAGGCTTAGAACATGTTGGTAAGGAGTTTATTGTTAAGCAGTTCAAGAGTAAAAAATTACCTAATGTAGTTGCATATGACAATAAAGAAGAAAGATTAAAGCACCCAGAATTCTATAGCACACAGGATAAAGATTATAAAAGTAGCTTTTCTGAGGGTGCTACTAGTGTAATAGAGGATGCATCTCGACTCACTTTGACAGAGTCATATGACTTTTATGATGATGCAAACCAATTTCTGGACAAAAAATTAAATCTTACAGCTTACAGTCATGACTTAGAAGAGACTGAGGTGAGTAGTAGCTTAAAAGATGACCAGAAAAAATTTAATTTAGGAAAGTTTTCAAAAATAGTTGAAGATCAAAATCTTAATAAAGATATTCCAAATATCAACATGACATCAAGCAGTATTTCTTTGCTTTGTAGAAAAAGCGATGGAGAAATTGGAATAATCAAAGAGTATAATGACAAAGAATCTAATAAAGACACCATTTCAGCAATTAGGATTAATAGAGACGGCGATATATTAATAGACGGAAATAGGATATTTATCGGAAGTTCCGACTTAGAAAAAAGCAAAGGAACTTTTAAAAACGGCAAAGGATCGCTTATAAGATTAGGTGAAAGCGAAGAAATGCAATCTCTTGTCTTGGGTGAGCAACTTAAATCTTATTTGCAAGAAATATTAGACGTTTCTAGGGAAGATATGCATGTAACTAAAACTTTACTAGAAAGCGTCTTGTCGACTAGAAAAGACATAAACAAATCAATTTCAAATGAGTTTACTTTAGCGCTATCGAGTATTTCAAGCAAAATAACGTCACAGAGTCCAGCAGCTATCGCAGGAGCTGGGACTGCTGCAGTTAGTATCGGCATTATTATTGAACTATTAACTTCTTTGAATCTAAGTCTAACTACAGCAGTCAAAAACATAGAAGTTAAAAGCATATCTGCGACGACTGAACTGGAGAGAAGTATTAGTCAAGCGCAAATGAAAAGAGAACAAGATTTATCACAAAGACTGTCAAAAATAGAAGACAATATTGATAAAATTTTAAGTAAAATAAGCAAAACATCCTAAGCAATATACTTCATTAAATAATTAGCATTGAGGTATTTATGACTATTTTTAAAAATACAGGCAAAAGCATTCAAGAAGTAGAAAGTATTAAGAAGAATATTGAACAAAGCAATTCTTCAGAAGATCTTCCGCTTGGAATACGTATGCCTTTAGAGAAAAGCTTTTCTCCGAACGAGACTTTGTTTAAAATGAATAAAAACATTAAGAGTCAAGTTTCAAATAATTTCAAAACTTTTTTATTAACAAAAAAAGGAGAACTTTTATGCAAGCCTGATTTTGGAACAAGTATATCTTCTATTTATAATAGAACTGATTTGACTGTCGAACAAATTGAAAGCATAGTTATGGAAGAAGTAAGTATCAGTGTAAGGAAATATTTTCCTTTCATACAACTATTAGATTTTGAAAGCAAAAACATAACAAACAACGAAGAAGACAGTGCTGACTTTTTCAAAGTAGTTATAAGATATTCAATAGAAGGCTTTGAAAATGAAACTAATAGCATAGAATTGACAATTAGGAGGTCCGCTTAATGTCAGCTAATATAACAAAAAAGCTTAAAAACCAAAGAAAAGATCAATATATCAATAAAACCTTTGATGAGTTTAGAGGTGAGTTATTAAATTATGCTCGCTCAAACTTTTCAAATCAAATACAGGACTTTTCTGAAAGTTCTTTAGGTGGAATGCTTCTTGATTTTGCTTCAATTGTTGGTGACTCTTTAACTTATTACGTTGACCAGCAAATGAACGAATTAAACTATGAAAACTCAGTTAATTCTGAGAATATAATTAGTCACTTGAGACGTGCTGGAATAAAAGGTGGTGGCGCAACAGCGTCAAGTGTCAATGTTAGCTTTTTTGTTGAAGTTGATATTGACGACGCAGCTCCACTTAACGCTTTGCAACCTTTAGAATATCAACTGCCTATTGTTAAAGCTGGCACGGTCTTGACATCAGTTAGTGGAATAAACTTTATTCTCGCTGAAGATGTTGATTTTGGTTTTGGATACGAAAAGGAGGTTGCAGAAGTTGATGATGATGGTTCCCCTCAAACATTAATCCTTAAAAAGAAGGGCCTTTGTACAAGCGGAGACTTTGCAACTGAGACTGTGTCTTTCCCATCAGACGATCAAGATTTGTTTTTAAGCTATAATTTACAAAACCCTAATATACAAAAAATTACTAGCATATTAGACAACGACTTAAATGAATACTATGAAGTAGACTTTTTGAGCCAGAGCACAGTTTATTTAAAAGTTGAAAATGCCAAAGAAAAATATTTCTATCCAACTGTTGCACCATTCAGATATACGGTTGAAAGAAACTTTTTAAACAACACCTCAGCAATTAGATTTGGAAATGGTAGAGGTAAAACTATAGAAGATAACTTACTAACGAATCCTGAAGATTTTATTTTGCCTTTAAAACATAGAGATTATGACAACAGTATTTCAATTGATCCAGGCGCACTTTTAACTTCTAACTCTCTAGGCGTTTCACCTGCAGGCAAAACCGTCACAGTAAAGTATGTTCATGGTGGTGGTGTTAATCATAATGTTCCAGAAGAATCTATAGAAACTATTGTCAGGCCTATAATAGTTTTTCCTTATTATAACATAGAGAGTCCGCCATCAGGACAGTCTTTGGAAGAAATTACAGATCAAATCTTAGAGTCTTTAGATGCATTAAATGAAGAAGAAGCTGTGGGTGGATCTAATAGTTTATCTTTAGAAGAGATGAGAAATCAAATCCCAAATGCAATTACGATGCAAAACAGAATTGTCAACCAGAAAGATTTAATATCAAGAATTTATACAATGCCTTCGGACTTTGGAAAAGTTCACAAAGTTGCTGTCTTAAATAATGAGTATACAAACCTTGCTAAAGATATTTTTGTCATATGTCGAAACCAAGAAGGACAATATGTCTATGCAAACGATGCATTAAAGATTAACTTGAAAAATTACATTGATGAACATAGAGTTTTAGGTGATAGTTTCAATATTATAGATGCACCAATTTTTAACTTTGGTATTGACTTAACATTGAAAATCAAGTCAAACTATACTGTCGAAGAAGTACTTGACAATGTAATTTCTAGAATAGTACAAAATATGAGATTTGAAATACTCCAGATAAACGAGGCAATTAATGTCAATGATATTGTTAATATAGTACTGAATACTCCTGGGGTTTCTAGTATTGTTACTTTGCCTGAAAATTTTATAACGTCTAAGAATTTTCAAGACGACTTTTTTGATGATGAAGAAGAAATTGATATTGAATATGCAAGAAACTCTTTTTCTCCACAACAACAGTTTCAAGACGGATTTATATTTCCCAATAGAGGTGGAATATTTGAACTTAAACATTTAGACTTTGACATTGTTGTTAGGAACGGATGATTAAATGATTATTACTAAAATTGCAAAAAAAGACACGTTTATAACAGATCTTTCAACGTCATTAAATCAAGGCGTTTCAGCAAACTTTGGTCAAGCATCGACACTTGATCTTTTTAAGATATATCAAGAAAACAAAAATGTAAAGTCTAGAGCACTACTCATAGTGAGTAATCTTACAGACGGAAATACTGTGACAATTATTGATTCACTAGGAGTTTCTAAAACATTTGAATATGATACTGGTCTACAGGCAGACTTTAATGGCCAAAATACAAGATTTATTTCTTTTGATAGTTTGATCACAGAAATAAACAACGTTGTTGGCTTTGCTATTAGCGCATATAAACTAAGCAGTACAGAAATCTTATTAATACAGGACAATCCTGGAGCTTCTGGCGACACTATAATCACTGTTCCAGAAGGACAAGCATCGATTAGTATAAAGAGTTTTAAAAGGTTTGAACATTCAGCAGTTTTGATTAATTTTGATTTAGCAAGTATACTAGACGATCACATTTCGGACAAAGAAGAATCTATATTTAATACCGATCAATATAAAACTTTTATTACACTATCAGATGTCGGTGCAGCTGCAACTTCGAGCAAAGACTATACTTTAAGAATTAGACCTCTTAATTATGACTTTGACGAAGGCATTGGCAGGGACACCCTGCACTTTTCAGACAAAGGAGGCGCTAGCTTTGAGACAATTAACAAAAGCAAAAACTGGAGTGTTCCGGGGTTTGTAACAGACGCTGAAGTGTATGCTGGGTCCACATATGAGTCTACATTCACAGTAGTTAAAGGTAATGAAGATGTAGTTTTTGATATAACAAGTTATGTCGAACACTTCTTATCCGCGCCAGCTCCAGAAAATAAGACACAAACATTTGTCATAGAAATAGCTTATGACAATTTGTTTGATGAAAACACTTATTTCTTAAAAAGACTAGGAAGCAGAAATCTGTCTTATATGTTTAACAGACCAAAACTTCAAGTTAAGACAAAAGATGAAAATTTTGAAATTGTTAATTTTGATAACAAAAAAAGGTTCTTAGATGTCAAAGAAGACTTTTACGTAACAAATCTTATTAATAAAAAGTTGACTTCTTTTCCTGGAGAGGATACTCATCTGCAGATGAGATACGAGGACGAAACAATAAGTGAAACGGTTTTGAGACTTCTAAGAACACCTGCAGCAGGTGATTACTTATCAATCACTAACACTTCAGGTACACTAACAACATTTGGATTTAACACTAACGGATCGACAATCGACAATGTAGTTGACGCAGCGAGAGTTGTCAATATTTCTAGTTTTACGCTAACTTCAGGAACAACATCACTTGACAGTCTTTCTACACTAATTTCAACTGCTGACTTTAACGTTAACTCAAGTGTTGATAACATTAAAAAAGAGATTAAAATATCACATTCTGAACCGACTTTAACACAGGAAAGTTTTGTAGTTAAAAATGTTGATGCCAACAACTCAATTATTTTAAAAGAAAACAAGACCAATTTTAATATTTTTGCTGCAACAATATCATCAACTACAGTAAGTGACTATAAGGGAAGCACACTATCAGGAATTAAGAAATTTACTGTTCCTGGTCCAAACGGTGCCACATTGTCTACAATAAGTAGATTTAATAGCAGCAGTAAGTTTCAAAGTGATTTAGAGAAAAATAGTAAAGTTGAAATCGACTTTAAATACTATGTTGCAAATGGTGGAAAAAAATATCTTCTTAAAAATGAAAAAGTAGATTTTCATTTGCCTGAAACTTCAGAAGAGGACTTGTTTAAGAAGCTCAGGGTTGTTTTAGATACACAGCAAAAAGAAATTAGTGCTGATGATGCTATAAAAACTTTAAAGTTTAGTTTTATTGACATGGCAAGACAATACAAATCTATCAAGGTACCTTTTGACTTAGTATCTGAAGATTTGGGTATGATAAGTTATAAAATGTATGATGTCGATACAGGAAAAACTTTATTAGAAAACGATGCATCTTTTGACGATACTTCAATGTTTTTTAATGGTAAATTTTATATAGCGAACTTACATGCATCAAAAATATATAAAGGACTCCGTGTAGGATTTGTATTTGAGTATACAGATCCCTTAACAGGCCTTAAAAAGAAAATCGAAGATAGAAAGTTGATTGTGAGGTTTAAATAATGGCACCACCTGGATCAGCATCCCTTGAAAAAGTTTTAAGAAACGATGCAAAACTTAAAAAAACCTCGTACAACAGAACAATTCAAAACAGTTCTGTTGAAAGAAATAGAAAGTCAAAGCATACTGTAAAAACTAGCGACGAAGTTAATTCACAAAATATTAATGAATTTTTTGGAAGACTAGACGGCTATGATGGCTTTTTCTCAACACAGCAACTTGAAGACCTAGACTTTTCAAAGTTTGAAAACCATGTATTTTTTGACTCTGCAGTAAGCAAAGTTCATTATGCATATGAAAAGATCTTCAATGAGTTTCCTTATGACAAGTCTGAATATGAATTCTTCCAGTATTACAAATCATTAGATGGATTTACGAAATATATTCTTGACAATAAAGTGCCGAAATCTTTAAATTACCTTAGATTTAATGGTGATAACGAAGTTTTTGTAATAGACAAGACTGGAAATATTTTAGATGACTTTAAAGGGCAAAAGAAACAAGGGCTTTTCGACTTTAATAAAAGAAAGTTCTCGTTTGATTTTTGGCTATGGGTTGATACTGATACTACAGAAAACGCTGTGCAAATAGTTTTTCAAAAAAAGAGTGAAAACAAAGGAATCACAATATTTCTAAATAACTTTAATGATACAACTAATACATGTCAATTAAACATTTTAATTAACCATGAAAACGAATATCAAAAATGTTATGCAACGATACCTGTTAATGAGTTTGTTCACATAAACACTTCAGTTTTGTCGTTAAAAGGCAAGAGACTCATTAGAATATATAAAAATGGTTTAAAGGTTCAAGCTACAAGCGAAGGGTCAATATCAAGTAACTCAAAGTTCGAACAGTCTGTCTTGACGTCTAATGTTAATATAGGAAATGGAGCTAGTCATTTATACGCCGCAGGTGGAACGCTTGATACGGGTAAAACTTCTGGGCTCAAGGGTGCCTTAGACGAATTTAGATTTTTCATAGGAAATAGAACAATAAATGACATCTATGACGAAAGTCAAAAAGAAATACATGCAAGAGGAAGTCTTCAAGTATATTACAAGTTTAATGAACCAAGTGGTGCTTTTACAAATAATCATATAACACTCGATAGCAGTGGAAATAGAGTACATGGACTTATAAGAAAAAACTCTGATAACAGTCTTTACCCAGAATCTTCTGTGTCAAGTAGTTTTAGAACAAAATTTTCTTATAACAATATAGAGATCAAAACCCCTGTCATTTATGAAAAAGAAGACTATGCACCTGTGATATTTTTAAATTATTCTTCTATTAAAGATCAACAAAATCAAATACTATTAGCAGCTGAAGAATATGACAAAGAAAACCCAAACTCATTCTTCAAATTATTTCCAAAATATATATTTGTTGATGGGTCAGACTTTGATGGTTTACCAGACATATATGCATCAAAAGAGTCAATTCAAATCAAAGGAAATGAAATTGAATTAATGGGAATAACAAAGCCTAACAATTCAACAATTTTTAATTTACTTTCAATATGGTCTAGGTTTTTTGATGGGCTTAAGTGTTATGTTGATCATATTGTTAAAATACTTAAAATTGACTATGATGATCTTAATGAGAACTCGAATCATGCTGGCGTCATATTACCTTATGCCCTTAAGCAGATCGGTATAGATTTTAAGGAGATATTTCCAAGTCCGATAATTGAAAAACTAGACAATAAAAATCTTACTTATGACAAAATGTTTAGTCCTACGTCTATAAGGCAGATTCAAAATAATTTATGGAAAAGATTTTTAATTAACTCACAAGACTTTGTTAGAAGCAAAGGAACTATAAAGGGTCTAAAGTCTGTGTTTAATTCTTTCGGACTTGAATCTGATACTTTCATCAGATTTAGAGAATTTAATTCTCAAAACAAGTTAAACATATCAGAAGGTTTCGTGAGAAGCGTTGAAAATGTCAAGTTTGTAAACTTCTTTGATGCTTATATTTCTAATTTAATTGCTACGTATGACGACACCGGCCTTCCAATAAATAGAGTTTTGCTGAATTCTAACAGAATAAACTTTCAGCCTACAGACTTAGGAGCATTCGATAAAGATTTTTCTATAGAAGCTTTTTTAAAGTTTAACAAGGACGATATTTCTTCGTTACCTAATGAACAGTCTTTATTTAGACTAGACGCAGGAGATGAGTCGACTGTTGATGTTCATCCACTTATTAATCTAGTTTTTAAGAAAAATACAAATAATAGCAACTCACCAAAAGGAAAGCTTTCGTTATATGTTAACGAAACAAATATCAATAGTCAAATAAAAGTACTAGAATTAAATGACGTTGATATTTTAACTGGAAAACTGGTATATATATGTGTTAACAAAAAGAAAAAAACAGACAACTACTCTGTTTACGATCTTATTATATCTGGGATGGACTTCGGGTCTAAAAACTGTGAGTCTCAAAAAAAGAGTTTAGTAGTAAATATTCCTAACAAGGTGCCATCGAGTTCACTAAATGTTATTAAGCTAAAAATAGGGCAGCAAAGTATATATCCTATATCTGCGAATCAATATGCCAATATGAGTTATGTAGTTGAAAACGCTTGTCATCTTGCGGGAGTTAGGGTCTGGAAAAAACATCTTTCAGATCAAGATATTAAAATTCACAAAACTGATCTTTTTTGTTATGGTTTAAAAAACGACAACATGAACCCAAGTCCTTTTAATTCCAATAACGACTTGTTATATAATATTAATTTAAAAGAAAGATTTAACACAGTAATCAATAATTTGCCCGAGATTGTTAATGGTGATAAAATAACATTGATTAATGACACATCTAAAATCAATAAAGACAATAACGTGCTATATCTCCACATACCTGACGATTTACAAAATTCTAGTCCAATAAATAGTTTTGACTATGTCAATCTGAGACAAGCTAGTAGCGTTGATTTTCCAGAAAACTATTCTAGAGTTAATATTAATTCATTTGAATCAGAAGAATTAATAACTGAACATGGTATTGTTAACAAAAGTCCGGATTTTTCTACTGAGAGCAGGTTTGTGGATTTCGAAGATGTAAGATTTACAATTGACTTTTCAATAAGTAACTTTATTAACAACGAAATGTCAAAAATGATTCAAGTCAATGACTTTTTTACAAAAACTTTAAGTAACCGTTCTTCTCTTTATGAAGACAGATATCAAAGTTTAGAAGAGTTAAAATCAGTATTTTTTAACAAACTTGAAAGCGAAATAAACATAAGACAACTTTACCAAATCTATAAATACTTTGACAACATACTTGAAGGAATTCTTGATGATGCAATACCAAGTAAGGTTCACTATAATGGGTTTAACTTTGTATATGAATCTCATATAGCTGAAAGACCTAAATATACTTACAAAAACAGCGACAGTAGATTTTCTGTTGTCGATAGAAACTTAGATTATTCTAGATATGATACAAGATATCTTAATACGACTTACTGGGATAATTCTGATATTAGAGAAGATATCTTTGTGGGCTCTTCTAACATGTTTAATAGAGACAATGCAGTCAGAGTTTTTTCAAGGAACAAATGAGGTTTAAAATTGAAAGTAATTAATATTAAGGGTTTTGAAAGTCATCTTTTCAAAGAAGGTTTTGGATACATTGTCAACTATAGCAATATTGAAAGACACTTCAATAAAAGCAAATCAAGTTTCAAGGAAGATACAAATAAGAGGATTAAAATAGGCTTTGACGTTAGAGAAGAAAATGAAAGAATACAGAAAAATATTCTTGATCAAAGATATAAAGAAGTAACAAGAGAAGATCAAAGCTATAAAATTAAACCTTTCAAGGAAGAAAAAGAAGGACAAGTTCAACTTAAGCCTTTTCAAGAGGTTTATAGAAAAAGATATGGTGAAGCTAGTAAAAACGAGTTGTTTCTTGAACTTGATAGCGTAGCATATCAGGATAGACCTAGGCTGAATATGGTTGATTTTGTATCACTTGACGAAAGTGACATTCAACGATTTATATATCCAATACAGTTTAATAGGACTAATATTCATAAAAGAGGAAATAATATTGATCATTTCAATATATTAAGCAATATTAAGTTTACTAGTATAGGAGTCGACAAAATAAGAGGTTTAAGAGGGTTTGCAACAAAAAATGGTACTAACTCTTTAGAAGAAAATGTTTCTATACAAGATTATTTTACTAAGGAAGAAAAACAATCTTTTCCATTTGAAGACAATTTATTGCCAGGTATTTTGTACAATAGATCAAAAAAAGTTGTTCTTGAGAGTATCAACTATGATTATAACCCGATTACAAAAACTACGTCTAATGTTGTAGCAAAATTTAAAAATACAACAAAAATAAGTAATGAACCAAGATTTGTTAAGTTTGAATCACAAAAAATAAAACCGTATAATGACATCGACAATCAAAAAAACAACCCAAAAATAAAGAATGACCCTCATATATTTTACGACAAGCTTTCAGATGGTAGTATGAATGACATTTTAATGCAGAACAAAAAATATTATAATGTAATAGAAGAAGAAAGAATTTATGCAGCTAGAGGAAGATCAATTGACTACTCTCTTAATAACGGACATGATTCTTTATTTTACTATGAAAGTATAGATTGATATGCCAAAAATAAGAAATAAGCCTAATTTATTTTCAAACGGTTCATACAGGAAAAAGTCGGGTATCTTAACTAGATCTTTAAAGAACATAGTAAAGAAAGAAAAGTCTTATGATAGATTTACGCTTCCAGACTACAATTTTTCAAGTGTATCTAAAAAAGTAAATATCAATCCTTATAACGACAATAATACAATAAATTTTGTATATGACAATGTTAATCCAGTCTTTTGTGTAAATGACAGATTTAAGTCAAACAACAAAGTCCTGCATTCTCCTAACGAATTTAACACTATAGACACAGTCAGTAAATTAGTTACAAGAGGTATCTGTAGTAATTTTATCTTGGAAAATCATGAAGATCTAGACACATACTCGACTCCTTTTGTTGATAATAAAAATAAAAGAACAGATCAGGAAACAACGTCTTCACATGTAATTCCTATTGACTTAGAGTTTTCTAGTGACTGTCGACTCTCCTTCAATAAGAAATCTAGCGATCCTAGTCAAGTTTCATTATTAGGTGAAAACTACAATACTCACAACGGAAACGTTGTGTTTTTTAATTTTGAAGATAAAAACTGGGAATACGTGCTAGATGTTGATAAAAACTATTTTGAAAACATTGATGAATTTCTAAAAGCGCCGATTGCCTTTAACAGCTTAGAATCAAATAAGCAGAATAAAATTTTGCAATCAAGTAATGCAACACCAATCAACACTTTTGGATTTCCTTACGAAAAAAGATTTCAAGGCATGAAAAGGCACTTTTTTCCACTCAAACATCACATAACAGACGTCTTTGTTTTAGAAGGTATTAGAGTTAATATATGCAATACATTAAAGGCAGAGTCAACTACCACAGACAATTCTTCAATTCTAAATTCACTTACTTTTTTTGTTATTAATCAAAGGTCAAACTTAAATGGAATATCATTTGAAAACTTAGAAGACAACACTAAGACAATTGAGTATTATAATACAAGTCAAATTAGCACGAAACTTATAAATCATGAAATTGGTGGTGTTTCTCCTTCGACATATAATACATACACAGTAATGACAAATACAGGTACTGTAAGTGAATCAACTCAAGTAATTACTGGATCTATAGATCAAGAAAGCATAACTTATCCAGAAAAACAGTCTTCTCAAAGAGAATTAGTTGCCTACACTAATTTTGTTAACTACTCAAGCTCTATTAATACTGATAGTGTAATAGATAAACAAAAAATTAAAAGTGATGCAAACTATTATAGCGAGACAATACAGCAGCCTTCTTTGTCTTCTAATTTTGCTGAAATTGATTTTGTTAGAAAAAGTATTGAATCATATGGCACTGTGGCAATGCCTGTATATAATGATAGATTAGAAACAATTAGTCAATTCCAGATATATCCTTCTTCTAAATTTGAGACTAGGTCGGGTTGCATTTATAGGTCAGAAAGATCATTAAGCACAGTATTTGAGCCTCAAAAAAACCTAAAGACATCTACAGATGATAATAATGTTACTTTGTCGTTTGGAAGTGAGTCCAAAAAAGAAAATGGATATGTTTTACATCCTAGCGACAACTTAATTTTAGGATTTTCTTTTGATACAAACAAAAATATAAGTCATCTCAATACTTCAAAATTAGGAAAAGACATTTCAATATTACATGACAAAGTATCTATCGAGCTAGTAGGTAGATACATGAGAAACTCAAAATACTTTTCTAATAATAGACAGAATTATAGTCTTAAAGGAACTGTTAACGTTCTAGGAAATACAGACAATATTGTTGACAGTGTTGGTATGAGTAACATTTATCTTAATAAAGGTGCATATTATGATGCAAATGTATATGTGTCTTTACCGCTGCCTATTGGTGGTGCTTTAAGTATACCTAATATTGACTCTGGCTCACTTTTTAACTCTAATAGCAAATCTTTCAACAATTATTTGAAAGTTAAAAATAGCAACGAAAAACTTGTAGACAACGACCCATCTTCAGTTGGTGGTGCTGTTTTTTACAACAGCAGCTATCTAAGCTATTTAAAGTTTGGTCAACCAAAAGACAAACTTTATTATTTTAAATCATCAGCTTACAGGAAAGACAAAAATAAAGTCTTTTTAGTCAAAAAACTATTTATGACTAACTTCTTGACTAAAAAGACTTCTACAATTACTCAAAATCCGACACGAAACTCAACAATTGACTACCCAAATCCTTTTGTCGAATAATTAGCATCGTTGTTTAAGAAAAGTAAAGGAAGATAAATGTCAGGTTTTTTAAATAAAAAAAGTAGGATTTTAGACTACAAACTCACTGAAAATGGTAGAAATCAACTAGCGTCAGGGGACATAAGGTTTAAGTATTACACTTTTTCTGATAGATCAATTGTGTACCAGAGCAAGACTGCTGTTGATGGTCAAAGAGTATCTGATTCTGAGATTTATTATCTTCCTTTTGAGACTACTACTGATCCAGGACTTCAAACCAATCCTGAGTATTTTTTGTCAAGCAAGCTCACATATGATAATCCAGTTAATAGTTTTTTTTCTGTGACTCAGGCTCAAAATCTAACAGTCGAAAATCTTGCATCTAGAAAGTTTTTAATTAACAAAACTTTAACAAACTCAAAAGGTATTTTCGAAACTAGTTTTATATTTGATGAAATAACAATAAGCACTAACTTTGATTTTTATGACAGCATTATTTCTAGAAAGTATCCAACAGTTAAAGTTTTAAATGAAAACATAGAAAACATAGCAGAAATTAAAGATGACAAGAGATTTAATGAAATATTAAAGTTTAAAAAAATGATGCCGATCAATCAAGACGGATTACCTTTAATCGAAAATAGTATTGATTTAGAAGGTAATAAAACTTCAATATTCAAGACATTCGACATCAAAAATAAAATATTAGAAACAGATTCTAGATCAGAAGTAATTTCAAAAACAATTTCAATACTCGAAAAAGAAAGTTCGACAAAGTTTCACTATTTAAGATATAAACTAGATTCTTCTACGTTGAAGTCTGATGATGTTTTTCACTTTGAAATGCATGAAGTTGTTTCTGGCAGTCTAAGAAAACTTCCGTTTATTAATCTAGGAAAAGTTTTTGATAAAAATAGAAATCGATTTATTAACGTTTTTCTTGTAGGCAAGTTTATTGTCGATAAAAATATTGAAGAAAAGTTTAATATTGAAAACAGGACAGGCGGAAGAAAAAGTATAGTTAATTATAAATTTGTAAATATGTTTACAGTTGTAGTAGAGTAGTCAATGCTAGCAAAGTCAAAAACAGGTCAGGTTTTAAAAAAAATAAAATTAAACAGCTCATTTTCTGCATCAGCGGATGGTAAGTTTTATATACCAATAGAGATGTCGAAAAATAGCTCTAGTTTTTTTAATGTAAAAAAAATACTGGTTACTTTTACACCTGTTTCTTTTACAAACACAGTTAAAAAACCTTATCATATAAAGAACAATTCAGACAACAAAAAGTCTTACAAAATCAATGATGTTGTAGATGAAAAAAATAGCAATATTTATAAAAGTATTTACGCAAAAAATATCGTTAATTCAAAAGATCAAGTTAGTTTTAAAGGAAATATTTTTAATGTTAATATTCCTGCCGCTGACGTGGATATGTTTGAAGTTGTCACTTCTACTGATTTACAAGATATTGTTGACGCAACTATAATAACAAGCGGTAAATTTAAGCCTGGTACAGATCAAATAACAAACATTAAAGAAGAATTTAATGACTTTTTCATTAGAGTATATGCGTTAAACGAAAAAAACGAAGTTGTAGACAATATTGAGACTAGATCACGTAATATTCAAAATTACATTGAAAGTGAGTCTGAGTTAAGTCAAAAAATAAAATTAAATGTTTTATCTAGTCGACTTAACGAAGTCTTAGATGGTTTTAGATTAAGACTTAGTAAGTTTAGTTTTAGTAGTTCGTCTAGCAATGAAAATATAGTATTTGTAGAAGATACCGGTACTGAGATTATGGTTAACGAACAAGCTATTCAAGAAATTGTCAATAGCGAAGAATCTGGAGGTTTGCTAGTAAATTTGAGCTTTTATTTAGTAGACAATTTAGACACCCCTAGGCCGTCAGAATTGAAATTAATTTCTGTTGACACATCAAGAATATCAGATTTTCTAGAAGAAGATATATCACTTATAAGCATATTAAAAAGAAATTTTAAACTTAATTGCTTAAAAAATCAAGACTACAAAGACGTAATAACAAAGTTATACAACAGATCAATTAATGAAAACTTGAGCAAAATAAAAGTGTATTACAAAGTAGTGCTTAGTGCATCAAGTACGTTGTTTAATAGTATTAAAATTGAAGACATGACGTTAATAAAAGAAGAAAGCTTTAGTAAAGAAAATTTAACTCAAGCATTTGAAGATATTCAAAGATTCAATTTTAGTAATGACATCAAAGACAAGAAAGTTTTTGTTTTAAGCATATTAAAAGACAACAATAATGAGAGTAGTTTCTTAAACAAATTAACTTTGTCTTTTAACAATTCTTTGCATAAAAAACAAAAAGTTTTTAAAAACGCAATAAGCTTCGACTTCGTCGTTTATGACGATACAGAAACTACTGGACAAAGAAATGTGTCTGTTGAAGAGTTTTATTTTGACAAAAGCCTCTCAGAAGAAAACTCAGTTCTAATTAATTCTAACAATAAAATAGAAAGTTATAATGATAGTAATAATATTAATTTGTATTTTAATCTAGATAATATTAAAGAAGTTTTTGTTAATTTTTATAACACTCTCCAGCCTTCAACAAGTGCAAGTCCAAACGTGATAAGGGTTGGGCCTTTCAAAGCAGAAGGGGAAATTATTACAAGTGAATTTAGGCAGAGTATAAGTTCGTTTAGATTTTTAGAAAATAAGATGAAAGAAAAAATTCAAATAGTTTCACAAAAAAACACGACAAACGTGGACGATCTTTTAACTTTAATTAGTGGAGAATCAATTGATCAGACATTTGAGTTCATGTTGAAGGATTTTATTAATGATAACTTGCCAAGTATTCAAAAATTAGACTTTTTTCCTGATATGATTTTAAATACGCTTGTTAATCCTTTGAGCTCTGTCGATAGTAGGAGAGAAGTTTTAGGATCTATACTTGTAAAAATAGAAAAAACCTTATCTGTTAACAATAACATGACGCTTTTCAGCATACAACATTATTGTTTTTTAAGTGACATACCTTCTATAAGTACTGATTCGAAGACAGATTATAACATAAAAAATCAAAGCAAAACTGCTAATCTGGTAAATTTAAATATTCTTGATGTAGAAGCTACAATCAAAAGAGACTTATTGTTTGTAAAAGAAAGAAACTTTAATGGTTTATCTAGAGATTTTAATTGTAGTTTTCGAACAACATTAGAACCTATATTACTTAGTCAAAAAGTTACAAAGTGTCTAGGCTCTCCAAAGAACAAGAGTTCGGAAGAGATAAATGAAAGTAAAAGTAAGATAGTAGAAATAATTTCTAATTTAAATCCTAACTATAGCACTTCTGAGCTAACAGACGTTTTCAATCTAGGATATAAAAAGACTTTCAATTCAAACAGAGAAGATTTTGTTAGAAAAGTTTTTGGTATAACTAATCTTTCTAATAGTCAAGGAAAAATTTTGCAAGAGATATCAATTACAAAAGAAGATTTACTATAATAGGAATGCTTGGTTATAATAATACTTAGCATTATAGTTTATGAATAATCAGTTTTAAGTCTGCGATTACTTTCAAAGAGACTTAATAATCTATAAGGAAAGTTGTAAAAACAAATGCCAGTAATCAAACAAAGCACAGGGTCTTCAAGTATATTAGTTCGTTCTTCTGGTAAAAGCTCAGGACTTAAGTCTGTTAATGATAGTCCTATTAATGATCTTAACAGTCAAAAAGAAAAAGAGTATCAAATTAAACTAGACCCTATTATTTTTAAAAAAAACTTAGAGTCTAAAATACTGAGTCAGCAAAATCGAGTATTAAGAACATTCACAAAATCAAGTTTAGAAATAGAAGACTTTAGTGACTTAGAAAACGCTGTGAGTAATGTTGACAATCAACAAACAAATGAAATACAAAATCCTAACACTGTGGTTGATAGACTAACGTCATCTTTTTCGGGAAATAGAATAACCTCAACGAGTCAAGACAGCATTGATGATACAAGAATAAGTCAACTCGTTGAGGTTGTGGATTTATTGCCAGATGATACTTTTTTGTTAGATTTTACTGAAGGGGATTTTGTTGAAGGTGACTTCAGTATTGATGAGTTTTCTTTTACTAGTTTAGGAAAGTTGATCGAAAGATCAAGAAAGAGCATGCAAAATACAAATATCAAAGTTCTTTCGCATGAAATATTCAAGATAAACAAACTGTCATCTGGGGAATTTGATACAAATTTGCTTTTCTTGGACTTTAGAAGTCAAGAAAACTCAACACTACTTAATTTGAAAAACAGTGAAATAGAAATTAAAGAGTCACATTCTGACAGACTGTTTTTATACGTTGACGACTTCAAACATAACGAATTAATTCAAGAAAGTTACAATAAATCGATAAGACTTGTAAATAAAATCAATAAAACTTCAAAATTAAGTAATAGACTAGAAAACGAAATTAATTACGGAAATATAATTGAAAACTTCATAAAAGAAGGAAAAAGTGATTTTATTGGAAAAATATCAAATCAAATACTTTTAAATAGTAACAACTACAAAAAACTAACTGGAGGAGATGACGAAGTACTTTTAGACTTACAGCATAAGTCTTCAAAGTCTATATTAAGCAAGGAAAATTTAGAAATATTCTACAAAAATATCTCAGGATTTGACTACAAAGAAAAAGACGTTAGATTTAGTAATAGTGTGTCAAACTTTAAAATTGTTAATACTGATAGACTTGTAGGACAATTTATGGTAAATTATGCTGTTGGTCAAAACAGCATTTACCCAAATTCTGATGATGTGTTAAACTTAAATTATTACAGTTCAAGTATAAGAAAAAAAATAAATGGTGATGCTTTTAACAAGTACCCAATAATACAGTTTAAAGATTTAAATATTAACTCTAGGATATTTAGCAATAAAAAACTAGAGTTTTTAGCAGTTACAGGCAATACTTTAAATATTGACAAAGTATTGAAAAATATTGATGAGACGTTAGTAAACGAAAACTATGAGCCTTTAACTGTTATTAACTCTCTTTTGTTTTTTTCTGGAAGTGATATTATTGATACTGGTGAAAAATATAACGAAGGCGAAGATACTAATACAAGAGGGACAAGTTATAAAAACAGAAAAAGCTTGGCTGGTAAAAAAAGTGTTAATCGTTCCAATCAAAATGAAATAGACAATAATATATTTTCTATTAAAGCAGTAGATAAAGATCCAAATAGAGTGACAGGAGATCAGAGCTTTAGCAGCAATGAGTTTTTATTTGAGAAAATATATTTGGACGTCGATACTAAATATAATTCTAGTAATGCGTATTTATTACCTTGTTTTTTAAAGCTACCTACGAGATATTTTACAAAAAACACATCACCTAATTCTATTGAAAGACTAGAGGAAGGAAATGATGTTACACTGACTAATAGATCGATAGCAGACTTATCATCACATAATAATCGGAGCAGTATTGACAGTGAAAGTGAAATTAAGGATAAAATAAAAGAAAGTCTGTTTAGCGGTCCTTATAACTTTTCTGAAGATGTTAACACTGGTGGTAATGATGTTGGGTCATTATTAAATAATAGCAGTTTTGGGTTATCTTATATAAACGCTGTGGATTCTTTTCTTGATTTTTTAAAAGTAAAATACTCTAAATTTATAAATGGAGGAGAAAATACTTTAAATAACACAGTAAAAATTACAAGCACTAGTTCGTCAACATCTTTTGAAAGCTATTTGGATGACTATGTTATAAGAACAAAAGACAACATAAGCATAACAACTTTTAGCGACTTCGCCACAAAATTACAAAATATTCGAGATAGTGATGATGATGTTGACAATATTTCTTCTTTGTTTAATACGTCTTTAAAAGACAGAGGTAACATATATGAAAGTGATATTGAAAAAATAAAAAACGACTGTTTTGTTTTTAGTACAAGCAACAGCTTTTTAAATTCAAAAGAAATTAAAGATGTCATTTTGTCTAACTACAGTAATAAAAAAATAAAAGACTTAGGTTTAAATGATATCAAAATAAAATCAATAAAGGATGCTGACGAAAGATTTTTGAACAAAAGAAACACAACTGATAATGTTTTAAGTGTCTTTAGTGAAAAAAATAATGTTGCACATTTAACTTTAAAAATATCAAACGTTATTAATTTAATAAGAAAAAAACGTTCAGACAATAAGATATTTCAATCTATATTTGACAAGGTAAAATCTAAAATAGTTCAACAAGACAACTTTACTCTTCTTTATGATACATTTAAAGAAAATTGTATTGATACTTTTGAAGAAAGCCCTTTTATAACAAGTAAAGGATTTTATAAGAACAACTTCGTTGAAGAATTTAACTCAGAAAATAAAAATACGACAAAGTTAGTTATTGACAAAGACAATGACATTGAAGACAATAAGCTTTTTACTTCAAAAGAGTTTAGAAAATATTTGTCCAAAATTTATACAAAGTCTTTTGTTAGAAGTAAATCAACTTTATTAAACAGGATATTAAGCGACAATATTGATATGTTTGAATTAGAAAGCGATTATCCTCGTAGCTTTTCAAACATATCTAATTATTTTGGATTTGATGTTTTATTAGCAAAATCACTCTCTGGTATAAATAGAAACAATGCAAACGAAGTTAAAGATGTTTGTAAGATTATACTAGCTAATTCAATCATTAAATCATGTGGAATAGATAGTCAAATAAAGTCTGTATATAAATTGCCATCTTCTCGTTTTGGAGGAAAATCAAGTAGTAAAACATTAAACAAAGACATTAGTGATGATTTAAGAAAAATTTTTGGTGAAGAAATTATTAACAACTTTGTTAACGTGATATTCAATAAAGAAAACATTTACAGCATGAACAACAAGATCATCAGATCAGTTCATACTAACAGTATGAATAATATTAAATCTTTTAATTTAACTTCTGTAGATGCTATTAATGGTTTAAGTCTAGATTATGTAGACGGAAATATGTGTGAGTTAGTTTTTCCTGGACATTATGTAGTCAAAGAATTTGGAAAAAAAGAAGATGCAATTAAATCTGTGTCTGGCAGTGCTATAAGAAAATCTTCGACTATAAATGACAACTTCTTTAGTAGTCAAGCCAACATAAACAATAAAAAAAGAGAGTTAAGAGAAAACCTGTACCAGGCTAGTTCTAACATGTCATACAACTACGATGTTTTTATCAATGAAGAAGAAACAGGTACTGTTTTTTACGAAAAAAGCGAAGAAGACTCATCTTACTCAAAAAAAGGCTTTAACTTTGCAAAAGATGAAATAAACAAAGGCATTGATTTAAAAATAACGTATAATTTGTTTAAAAGAGTATTAAAAAGTGATATTAGAGGTTTGAACAATGATGGCTTAGGAAAGCTTGTAGTCCCATACCGCAACTCATTTGTCTATATACCTATGAGTTATTTTTATCTTTCAACAAAAAGAAATACCTTTTCTAGAAAAATAACAGATATCTGTACAGACTTGTTATCTGTTTTTGATATAAAATATGACAATATAAACAACGTTGAAGAAGTATTTAAATTCATAGATAACAATACTTATTTGACAAGAATAACTCAAGATATTCTTGAAGTTTTTTCTATCATATACTTACAAAGTTTTGAAAGTTACAATACGTATACAGAAGAAAAAATAAGACTAGAGTCTATAAATAAAGACATGTCTATTGACGAGTTCAGGTTTTTTGTTAAAGACTACAATATTTTGAATTCTAGCATAGAAAATCGTTCTTTTGTAGTTAGTGATATAAAGTCAATACTTAGTCAAAATTCTGAACAGTTGGAAAATCCAGAATATCAAACTAGCGATATTATTTTACAAAACTCTCCTGCGGTTATCAATAGGGATGTTATACACACAAAAAGATTCTTTGAATTACAAGTAGTAAATAAAATACTGCAAAACAGCGATATATCTGAATCTTTGTGTTTGGATATTATACATGGTTATTTTGCAAATCTAGAGTCGAATAAAATTCTAGAGATAGAAAACAAAAAAGAGCTCGAAAAAAACATAGAAGAAATTAGCAAAACAATAAATAGTATTCAAGGAATAAGCTCAATTAATATACAAGACCATATATTTGACGAGTTCTATCAGAACAAGTTATCTAAGGATATTCAAGAAATAATGTTTTATAAAAATATTTTTAACGAAACGTTTATAAGAAACAACCTTTATAATAGTAATAGACAAAAATATGAAAACGAAAACATGTTTAATCATAGAAAGCTTTTTTATAATAATAGCTACAACAGAGGACTTCAAAGTTTAAACTTAATAGGAAATTATTCAAGTAGTGAAGTGAATAGTTTACTAGACATATTAAAAATACCAATAGATTTTAAAATTGCAAACAAAATCGGTACAAGAGGTTTTTTGAAGATAAATATTCAACCTGTTAATTTAAAATATCCTGAAATTGAATACAAGTCTATCTCAAAGTATTATACTCCAATGTTAACAGGATTGACAAGTAATTTTATGTCTAGTTTATCTAGTAACTTTTTTGACTTTTGCGGAATATACAATGATACACAAAAAATATCTGAGAGGTATAATGTTGTGTCTAAGGATATCGCAATATCAGAAGTTAAAAATCTTTTAAGTGATATTTTTAGTCTAGCCGCTGAAGAGGGTCGAGTAGTTTTAAACGCAAATACTAGCTTGTTATCTTCAAGTGTTTATGATGACAATATTATTTCTTCTGCTATAAGCCATCTAGACTTTATCACACAGTCTCCTTTAAACGAGAACATTAAATTAAACGGAGAAAAATTAGACAATTTAATAAATAAAGAAACAATCAGCTTATTAAATTCAGTTGATATTGAAAGCTTGAAAAATGCTATAGGAAAAATTGATGAAAATATTTTAAGTGATGACTTTGTTGAAAATGACAAAGAATACACTCAAACGCTAGGAAATAGTAAAGTTTTAAAAAATAATGAATTTTATCATAAGTTTATAAAAGACTTAGACAGAGACATGTCACAACAAGATCTTATTTTAGCTATGATACCAAACAACATATATGATGTTTTTAACATAGTAGTTAACAGAGACCTAATTAGTATAGACACAGGATCGAGCAGCAACGAAATAATCGATATGGGACTAGGTTCTTTTAATAGTCCCGTTGGATCTCTTAATAAAAGCCTGTGCATAAGTTATTACATAAGCTTTGAGGTACTTTAATATGATTTTAGATAATGTAAGTGACGTCATTGTATCAATAGCAGACAAGTTTGATTCTAGGGAGATAGAGTGCAAGTTTGATTTCATATACAACAGTTATGATGACAAAGAATCTATAATAGATGATAACATTATAACTAACAGAGAAACAAACTACAGTAAAAACAGATTCATAAGAATTAATTTAGAACATCCTAAAAGTATAGGAATCACTTCAGAAGCAAATATCTTTGAAGAGATATTTGCTTCTTTTTTGTCTGATTTATCTAATAGAAATTTATATGAAGAAGATAGAAGTTTTTTTAATAGAATCGATATGCTTTCTCCTTCGAAAATATCTTTAATACAGGATCATAAAATAAATGACTTAAAATCTTTTTTCAAGATATATTCAGGAAAAAACTCAGACTTTGACGAAAATGACTTTAGAGGTTTAGATAAGTCTAAAAAAGTAAGTTTTGAAATGGATATGCTATATGAGACTGCGTATGGAAATAAAGAGTATGTTGAAGTTTTCAACTCAGAAAACATAAAAAATTACCAACAACTTATCAACAGTGAAGAAGTTTATAACGCAAGAAAAAACAAAAAAGACTCTGTTGAAAAATTTAAGTCTGGAGTATTACTTCCTAATTTAAAACCTATTTCTAAGTCTATTAATTTTGGTGATGTACAAGATTATATTGACAAAAATGCAGTTTTTTGTGGTTTGTATGTTGAAAAGTTTTGTAAAGAAGATGACATTTATAATTTTAAGTGTGCTAAGTTTGTACCAAGAGATAGTAAGTCTAAAAGTATTTTCAATGAAACTTTAGAAGACGAAGCTATTAAATACGGGGAGACGTATAGATATGTTTGTCACTACGTCTATCATTTTATGTGTTTAAGTGAAGAAAACAGATTTATGTTAGATCATTTTCTATTATGCACCGAACCATATATCAGTAATGATTTAATTTGTAAGGAATTTAATCCGCCTCCTCCTCCAACAGGCATCTCAGCTGAATATGATAAGCTCGTCGACAAGCTTTTTTTAAAATGGCGTCATCCTACAGACTATGAGAATGATGTCAAAGGATACCAAATATTAAAAAGGAAAAGCCTTGAAGAGCCTTTTGTATTAACACGCCAGCTTGAAGGTCACCTTCAAACAGATGCGTATGAATTAATAGAATTGGTCTCTGCTAACAATATAGACAAAACACCTGGATATATACCAGACTTCTTCGAAGATAAAACGTACAATAAAAACATACTTTGTATCTATACAGTTAGATCTATTGATGCACATGGCATGGTATCAAATTACAGTGAACAAATAGCTATATATTATGATTTTCTTAGAGATGAACTCATAGTTGACTCTGTTGCATCTCATGGTGCAAGAGTAGGTTATCCTAACGAAACTATTAGAAATAAGTCTATGTTTTTTGAAAACAAAGTTGATGTTGTAGACAATATGCCTATTGTTAAAAATCCTAAAAAAATAAGTGTATACATAACACCTGATTATGGTTCAGTTTTGTCAAGTAGCGAAGATGAAAAACTATTCCCACAAGAAAAAAATGTAGAGTACCAGTTTACTTTTAGTAATCTAAATAGCTTAGTTTATCGAAGTGATAAATTTACTATTAGTAATTTTGGTTAAACTTTATCACTATATAAATATAATTAAATAAAAGGAGAAAGCTAAATGGGTTTTTTAAATCATGCGACTAACAATATTATTATTGATGCAGTTTTAACTGATAAGGGTCGTGAGTTACTTTCAAGAAATGACGGATCTTTCAACATTACAAAATTTAAATTAGGAGACGACGAAGTCGATTACTCGATTATCGAGCAGTACGGTATTGCTCTAGGCAAAGAAAAAATAGAGAAGAATACACCTATTTTTGAAGCTATTACAAATGAGAATCTTGCAATCAAGTATCCACTAATCACACTTTCAAATGATACAACCCGAGTATTAGCATATCCTGATGTTGTTTTGGATGGTACTACGTCTCCTGTGCAGCTTTCATCTTTATCTTCTTCTTCTGAAGCATTTAAAAGGGTAACAATTAGAGTCAAAACAACAATCAATCAAGATGAAGATTTTGATCTCAATAATGCTAAAATTGTTGACGATTTCTTTAAAGTAAGAGTCTTTAATAAGCTATTATCAGTTAATAATGCTAAAGGTTTAACTTCAATTAAAAATGATATTGCAACATACAACGTTGGGTTGTCTAAAACTTCAAGTAATGAGTTTAACGGCCAAGTTTCAGCTGAAATTGTTATATCGTCAATTGACGTCACTACAGACTCTAGTTTTAAATACTATTCTTTAGAAGCTGACAGGACAACAATAAGAACACAAGTAGAAATTATTGGTAATAGAACTAATGCAACGCTTATTGTTCCTGTGACAATTTCCAGCAATAAACTAACTTAATATAAGGTAATCAATTAATGAGTGATTTACAAAACGCAATATTCCCAATTAGAGATCAAGATGTTGTTAGAAATACGTCTAGAGTTAAGCAATTAGTAGACATACTACAAGTAGACATAGCTAGTGTATCAGGAGAATCTTCTCAAACTCCTCAGACAGATACAAAGACAAGAAAAAAATATGAAGTCTTTGTAACAGGAGGACTTGATCCAAATACTTCAGCAGTTACTAGCTCTCTTTTTCAAACAGTTTTTGATCAAGATCATGAGACACAAACTGCTAACGAACTTCTAGACATTACGATTGGTTGCTTTTCAGAAAGTACAGCAGTTACAAATGCTTTAGACTTAACGAAGGGTCTAGAAGATGAAAATGGCAATCCAACAGGAATCGATGCACATGGAAAGAAAATATTCAAAAATAGCGTATTGATGATGAGAGAGAAGATCAACGTATATAAACAATATGCGCAGTATCTTCTCGGAGATTCAGAAAATTACTTTACGGCGCCGTATGAGTCTTCTTTTGTAGATGTAGAGTCTGGTACTAGTAATTTGTCTTATGATGAGAGAATTGACGAAGCATTGTTTGTTAATATTAAAAGACTCTTTACACGAGACGCGATTGTAAAAGATGAGTTTGTAATAAAGTTATTCGAACATGCAAATGACACATCCACGGGGCCAAACATAGGAATCAATACAAATGATGCAACAGCGTTATTATTATCTGATAGTGGGGCTAGTACTGCACTTAGAGTAACAGGTTCTGGTGGGAGTATTGGTACGCTTAAAAGGTCAGGTTCGTCAGGCGATGATGGAAATGTAGGATTAATTTTCTACGAAAAAGGTGTAATTGTATTAGACGCAAAAAAGATATTTGACGTTGATCAAAACATTTCCGGATCTATTTCTGCTGTATCTTCAAATACCGACTCTACGACTATTGCTGATTCTTTTAATTCCGGGACACTTACATTTAGTGGTAGTTTTATTCCTAACTTCTGGGTTTCTGGCTCAATTGATGATATCGTAGATCACGTCTGTACTACAAGATTTGGAAGAACAAATGCAACTGCTGCTGGATTTTTAAATCATACATTCATTAACTCTTCTGTTTACATTTGCAGAGTAGCACCGAGCCAAGCAAATTATTCTAGAAACCCGTCTTACAGAAAAGACGATGGTACACTTAGATTTATAGAAGACCCAGATGATCTAGGCGGGAGCAATCCTTTCGCTTATATTACTACAGTAGGTCTTTATGATTCAAACAATAACTTATTAGCTGTGGCTAAGACATCTAGACCCATTGAGAAAAATACTGAGACTGATTTATCAGTTAGTGTAAGAATAGATTACTAGCTTGGAAAAAAAATGACTCTTAATATTATCAATAGAAACATGAAAGTTCATACAAAAGTTGAACTTGAACCGGAAATCAACTACGTTTCAGCATCAAACGATAGTTTTCTTGATAGACTTGAAATAGATAGTATTGGAGAGCACGGATTTAGAAACTCTAAAGCTATTAGTCTAGGATCGTTAGGTAAAGAAAAAGTTTTCAACGTCAATGCAACAATCTACAAATCTTTTAAGGGCTCACTAGACGATCAAGATGCTAATCCTTTAGGCGTTATTGAAAAGTCTAAGTCTGCAGAAGAAAATGCTTTTTCGATCTCAAATAACTTTTTCGACACTAATATATCACAGCAAGTAAGGGATAATTTTACTTCGGAAGAACATCTATCACTGACGTTATTAAAAGCTTCAGCGGGTGCTAGCGTAAAAAAAAATGCTTTATCTGCAGCAGGTCTCCAGCGAGTTAAAGTATCTAGTGACAGCTATAAGTTTAATATTGAAAGAGTCAAATGTGGTTATATTATTGATGATATAAATTATTTTAAGAAGTCTTCAATAAAAAATATAAGAAATTTCTACGCTAAACGTATTGATTATAATAATTTTTACGAGTCTACTTGGGGTTTTAAGAATTATAATAGTTTAAACTTTTTCAATATTGGATCAAAAACAAACTCACACTTTAGTGACAGTATCACTCATGAAAATTGCTTAGTATATCCTAATTTAGCTTATGATAGTAATTTGAAACAACAGTATAATTTTAAAGAGTTAGAAGACTTTACAGTATCATTCTATATTAATCCTAAATATAAAAACAATAGTGGAAAACACTTTAATCCGGGTTGTATAATTAATATCCCAGGTGTGATATCTGTTTTTCTAGTAAAAGGAACTGGCGTAGATGAAAAGGGTTTAACTAATTGTTTTAGATTGTACACGCAGTTCGGAAACAGTACTTTTAATAATCTAGAAAATAATGATTTCGATATTACAGATATTAATAGTCAAAACAATAATCTAGATTACTTAACTTCTGATAATTTACTGAAATATAATAATTGGCATTTAGTTAACCTGTGTTATAAGAAAAACAACAATACATATGATTTTACACTTTGTGTTGACGGTAAAATTGTTGGCGAAAAACATGGTCAGTCAGGTAATATTGATCAAAATACTATCAATAATAGTTATATTGAAATAGGAAACAAGCATAACGTTGTAAAGAACGACATAAGTGATTTTGTAAATAAGTGCTTTTCAAGAAGCTTAACAAATCAAGATGATAACAAAGGACCTTACGTCAATAAACATATCAATCTAGGGTCGCAGATTGATTCTGTTTTAAGTGATATTCATAACACCAGCAATACATATGATCTTGAAAATAGTTTAAGCGAACAAAATTCTGATTATATTTCATTGTCTACTAGTAAAGCACTTTCTGCCGAGATAGCTGATGTTAGGGTTTACAAACAATTTCTAGATATAGACAAATGTTTAGAGATATCTAGAAAAGGAGTATCTTCTATTGAAAAAGAAAGCTCGACGCATGATTTAATTTTTTATGTTCCTTTTTATTACTACTCACAAGACGTAAAAAAGAAAGGCCTAGTAAATCTCTCGGCTCCCTATAAAGCTTTTTCCCCTATAGGTGACGGTGGTTTATTTGGCAGTCCTATTATTGGCACTGCACCAAACAGTCTCAGAGGACCATATTTAAACAGTGAAAACCAAGATATATCAAGTGATAGGATACCACAGTTAACTGACTTCAAAGTAAAACTAGAAAACATATCGTACAACTACCCAATTAATCCTGTTTTTTATTCTTTTACTGGTGGTACTGATGTTTCTGTTGAACACTTTTGTAGGGAGTTTGTTTCAAAAACTCAGCCTAACATAGTTATTGGTAATAACATAGATCAAGATAGATATGCAGATTGCTTTTTACTGTCCCCAGACAATATTCTAAATAACTACAATCTAAACAAGGTCGTAAAAAGAGGTGGGACTGCTGATGATCTTCTTTTTAAGGTTTTTGATAGTTCAATCTTAAATAGTGATGAAATTGCTAATTTAAGTAACTACAATCATCAAACTAATAATATCATCTATAGAAATTACATGATTCTCCCAAATGATAATGGGATGCAAGAACAATACTATAACAAGGATAACTTTGACTACGACAGAAATGAGCTATATCAAATTCATACAGATAGATTTGATAATACACGTCTAGATATAGTTAATTTAGAAAAAAGTGATAAGAGATTTAGTGTTTTTAAGTCTAGGTCTCAAAGACGTAATATATTAACAAACAATACTGAGGAGAGATATTATGATATAGCTTCTAAAGTTGGCAGGCTTTTATCAGCAGGTGCCTCATTTGTCGGACCTCAGTTTAGATTAGATACAATACCTAGATTTAAAGAAAATAGTGATAAATTACTAAATATTTCTCTATCAAACTACCACAATGACAATAGTGTTCCTCTCTCACTTTACGTTTTAAATGAAGATATTGCAACAGTCAAATCAATTAGTAGTTATAGACAAAGCTATAGTAATGGACAATATAACGGATCTGTAATGACTCCAAACTTAAACGAAAGACAAGGTTTTTTTGGCAGTTTTTCTAATCCTGCGCAAAGATCTTTCTATTCTAGCTATGAAAATGCAATATCAGAAAATGAAGTTTATGACACAAAAAGTATCAGTAATAGCGAAAGTATAGTTTATAAGAAAATAAACAGTCCTTTAGACTCTATAGAATTAAATAACTATGAGAACATATCAACGATTCATTGCATCTCTACTCAGGTTTTTAACAATTCTATTAAAAGAGAGACATTTGAAATAAAAGATGTGGATTTACCTCTTTCTTCTGGTATACAACTTACCTTTAAAGATACTAGACTCGGGACATTATATAGAGCTGATTGTTTGACAAAGCATGCTGAATGGTGTACAAGTGGAGGTATAATCTACAATGAGGGAATATCGATGCTCCATCACCCATCAGTTTGGTGTTTAGGTAAGACAAATATCTCGATAAAAGCAAAATCTAAAACTAACACAAATATATTTGAGTTAAATTTGCCGGCGCAAAGTGGTGAAACAAATCAAACTAAAAATAAGTCTAAAACAGATTTTTTGAAACTAGATGCGTCTGCATTTAACTCTGATGAAAGTTTTGTTTATATTACAGATATAGATCTTCATGATGAAAATCTAAATGTAGTCGCATCAGTTAAACTAGCACAACCATTTGCTAAAAAGGATAGCGACAATGTCTTATTTAGAGTTAAAATGGATTATTAATGCAAAAAGTATGTTATATAGGACTAGATATTTCTACATCTATTATTGGAGTTTGTTTGTTAGATTACAAAGAAAAATTAATAAATTTAGAAAATATTAATTTAAAGAAAATAAAGTGTATATTTGACAAATCTTTAGAGGTACAAAATTACTTTAATGAACTTAAAAATAGATACGATATAAATAATAAAGTAGAAATTTCTATAGAAGAAGCACTTCAGTCTTTTAAGAGAGGATTGTCTTCTGCTAAAACTCTATCTAAATTAACTAGGTTTAATGGGATAGTATCTTATTTAGCATATACTGAGCTTGGTAGTAAACCTGTATATATTAGTGTAAACACAGCTAGGAAGAATTTACAAATAAAAATTGATAAAACTTTAGACAAGTCTACAAAAGAGCAAGTATTTGAATGGGTTAGAGAAAGAGAAAATTTTATTTGGCCTGAGAAGGTGCTTAAAAGTGGACCAAATAAAGGACTTGTAAAATATGACGAATGTTGTTATGATATGTCTGACGCATATGTAATATGTAAGGCTTATTTATATGACAAGACAAAAATCAATTGAAGAGAAATTTAGTTTTCTCGAATCATTCCTTAACGTTAATCTATCAAAGGACGGTGTCAATGCATCTATTTGGTGTCCATTTTGTAAACACCCAAACAAGAAAAAATTAAAACTAGTAATTCATTTAGAAAAAAATCTTTATCATTGTTGGATTTGCAGCAAAAAAGGTAGTAATATATCTTATGTAATATCAAAACTTAACAGCTCTAAAGTAGATTCTTCTAGTATTTATTTTCAAAAGTCTTTGAGAAAAAAATCATTATTTGAAGATGAAGAAGACATTGAAGAAATTGAATTAGTTGAAACACCTAGAGGTTTCAAGCTCTTAGCAAATGCATTTGGATCTATAAACCCAGATGTTAGAGACGTGTTTAAATACGCACTAAAAAGAGGAGTATCTAAACATAAAATATGGTTTCTAAGATTGGGATACTCACTTGATCAAGAGTTTAGAAGATCACTTATTTTACCTTCATTAGATGCTAACGGTGAGATAAATTTTTATACTTCTAGAAAAATCGATGAACCTGGAAATAGTCCCTTTAAATATAAAAATGCTGATGTTAAAAAGAAAAACATTATATTTAATGAAATTAATATTGACTGGAATAGGCCTCTAACAATTGTTGAAGGACCTTTAGATTTATTAAAAACAAACGATAATTCAACTTGTCTTTTAGGTTCATCTTTAACACCTGATATGAAACTATTTCTAAAGATAGTTGAAAATAAAACCGAAGTCAACCTAGCATTAGATAGTGATGTGTATTATAAATCAATGCAGATTGCTGAAGTGTTATACTCATATGATGTCAATGTCAATATTTTAGACACAAGGTCTGCAGATGATGTAGGTGATATGACACATTCACAATTTATGAAGACTCTTGACGAAGCAAACCTTTACAAGAAAGAAGATACATTGCTCTCAAAAATAGCAATGCTTTAAATTATGTTAAAAATAGCACACATTTCAGATATCCACTGGCGCAGTCTAAAAAGACACGAAGAGTACAAGACTGTTTTTACAAGACTTTTTTCCTCATTAAAAAAAGAGTCACCTGATCTAATTTTTATCGGTGGTGATATTGTTCATTCTAAGACGCAAGGAATCACCCCAGAGCTTATTGAGTGTCTTCATTGGTGGTTTGATTCTTTAGCAAATATAGCAGAGACACATATCATCTTAGGAAATCATGATGGTTTGATTTTAAACGAAGACCGACAAGATGCAATAACGCCTATTGTTAATGCTCTGGATAACCCACGTTTAAAACTTTACAAGAAAAGTGGTAATTACCAAACAGACCATAAAATTGATAATCAGAATTTAAACTGGTGTATTTTTTCTTGCTTTGACGAAAAAGGTTGGAAGGATGTCAAACCTATAGAAAACAGCATTAATATTGCATGCTTTCACGGTGCAGTCTGGGGATCAAAAACAGACGTAGACTGGGAACTAGAAGGTGAAGTTAACTTAAACTTTTTTGACGGCTACGACTTTGTTTTCCTAGGTGATATCCATAAGTTACAATATTTAGACAGTGAAAAGAGAGTAGCTTATCCTGGTTCAACAATCCAGCAAAACTACGGCGAAGATATTAAAAAAGGATATTTAATATGGGATATTAAAAGCAGATATGAATATAAGAGTAGATTTGTTAATATAGATAATCCTAAGGCATTTATTACTATTGACTGGAGAGGATCGCTAGAAGAGACAATTATTTTTTGTGAAAAAGTCAAGACTGGTGTTAGATTTAGAATAAGAGCTGATTGTGAAATATCACAAGCTGAAATCAAGGTTTTGCATCATTATCTAAAGTTTGAGAAAAAAGCTCACGAAATAGTCTATCAAAATACAAGTACGCAAAACAATTTAGATGATGTAAAAATTAAAGACAAGAATATTACGTCTTATGATATTAGAAAATCTGGTGATAGAAAGAGTTTAATTAATAATTTCTATGAAGGTCTAGAAGAAGATGTTTTTGCTAAGGTTGATTCTCATTTTACTTCTCACCTAGATAAAATACCAGAGAACTTATTAGATGTTCATGGGCAAAAATGGTCAATTAATAATATGGAGTTTGATAATACTTTTGCTTACGGTAAAGGAAATAACATCAACTTTAAAAATTTAAATGGTGTCGTAGGAATATTTGGAAATAATCGAGCAGGAAAATCATCTATTCCTGGCACAATAATGTATACTCTTTTCAATACTACAGACAGAGGATCTATTAAAAATCAAGATGTAGTTAATACTAGAAAAGGTACATGCAAGTCAAAGATTAATTTTAGTGTTGGAACTAATTCATATGAGGTTATCAGAGAGACGACTAAGAAGACTAATAAAAAAGGCATAACCTCAGCAACTACTAAGCTTGAATTAATTAACTTGAAAGATCAATATTCACTAGACGAGACTGAAGAACAGCGCAGAGAAACAGAGAAAATACTTAGAAAGTTAATTGGAACATCAGACGATTTTCTCTATACAACTTTTGCTTCGCAAGGTGAAATGAATACATTTGTTAAAGAAAAATCTTCAGCAAGAAAAAGCGTTCTATCTAAGTTTTTACACTTAGAGATATATGAAGACTTATATAGAACTTCAAGAGAAAACTATATTGTTTTAAAAAATAGACTTAAAAATACAGACGAAAAAAACTGGGTGACAATAGAGAAAGACTACTTGCAAAAAATCAAGGAATCTAATTCTCTAAAGTCTGACTTAAAAATAAAAATTAACAGTTTAAGAGATAAAGATGTTGAGCTTAAGATAGAACAGCGCAAAATTGAAGACACCTTTAGATCACACCCATCAGGCTTTACTTACGACAAAGCAAAACAAAAACTTGCCTTTATTAAAAATAAAATTTCTAGTGAATCTGAAAAGAAAAGAAAATACAGCCAGAAATTAGCTGAAAATTTACTTAAAATTAAAACCATAAACGAGTTCAAGAACAGCTACTCTATTGAAGATTTAGAAAATGACAAAGAGAATCTTAATAACCTTAAAAAGAAATTAGACAACTTTAATTCACAGAAAAACTCTTTATCTAAGCAGAATGACAGGCTTAAAAGCGAGCTTAGAATATTAGATAGTGTCCCATGTGAAGACAAGTTTTTAAGTTGTAGATTTATAAAAAACGCTCATGAAGCAAAAACATCTTTACCTAATACTAAAGCTGAGCTTGATTTAATAATAAAAGAAATAGCAAGTATTAAGTCTTCTTTTGATAGACTGAGCAGCGACAACATAGAGAAAAACATAAAAAGGTATAATGACGTTTTAAATAAAGAGTATAAGATAGGTTTAGAAAATGAAAGTTTAAAAGAAAAGCAAAGCATTTCTGATATTGCAATGGAACAACTAGTCGAAGAAGATAAAAAATTCACAGAATTATGTCTAGAGTTAGAGGATTACACAGATGATATACAATCCAGAAAATTAGAAAATGTCAAACAGCAAATAAAACAGATTAACGATTTAATATACTCTGTTGAAAACAACATAAGAAGTTGTGAATTTAATACTATTGATTTTAATTCCAAAATAGAGGAAAATAGAAACAATAAAACAAAATATGAAAAATTAATTGACGAATGGAAAACCTTTGACTTGTTTTCAACAGCGGTTTCTAAAAAAGGAATTCCTTCAATGCTAATTAGAAATAGTCTACCTAAAATCAACAGCGAAATAAAATCAATCCTCAGTGGAGTAGTTGGTTTTACGATTTCTCTAGAGGATTGCAATAATGCATTAGAAGTTTACATTGATTACGGTGATTCAAAGAGAATTATAGAATGTGCAAGTGGAATGGAAAAAATGATTACTTCTATTGCAATAAGAGTAGCGCTTATTAACATTTCATCACTTCCTAAATCTGATATGTTTATTATTGACGAAGGTTTTGGATCACTTGACTCGACAAACATAGAATCTTGTGGAAGACTACTCCAGAGTTTACGCAAGTTTTTTAAATCAATAATAGTAATATCACATGTTGACGCAATAAAAGACATTGTTGATAGAAATATTGAAATTACAACGAGAGGAAACGATTCTTATGTTGAATTCAAATGACTGGGACTGGATTAAAATTGACAAAGACAACGAAGAAGCATACGTTAATGGCATTAGATATGTCAGACCATTTGGTGTAGAATCTATTTCTTTAGACTGTCCTATTTGTAAAAAGTTAATAGCAACTGTTGAAGACGTCGAAGAAATGAAAAAAGAAGGATGTTGCGAAGAGTGTTATTTAATTTATTATTATCCAAACAAAGAAAAATGGGAAAAAGGTTGGAGACCAAGTTAATACTTAATAAGATATATATCTGTATAAAAAAGGAATTATAAACTATGGATTACAAAACAATTAATGCTTTAGGTAGCGCAATAGACAATGTCTACAGTTATAAGTCAGAAGGTGGTGATAGAAAAACTGTTGCAAAAATTGTCAACAATAATGAGTTACACATTTCTTATAGGACAATTTTAAATATCGGTAAAGACTCTGATTTAACAATGCAGATGTCATTACTAGTAAAAGAATCAAAAGATATGATTGCATCAAGACTTAGAATTATTAAGTCTGAGTTTAAGTCTGAGTTAAATGAAAATCTTCAAACAAAAGCAATTGGTGAATTTGACAATTGCGAAACATTGACAGTTAGCCCATACAGCCCTTTTCGAAAAATAAAGTACAGCTACACAAAAAAGTTTGAGATTGCTTAATAATCATGAAGTCAAGGAATGGTCAAATAAATGAAATCATAAAGTGTGGCAAAGACCCAGTCTACTTTATGAATAGATATCTCAAGATACAACATCCACTTAGAGGTCTAATTCCTTTTAAAACTTTTCCTTTTCAAGACGATTGTGTTCAAGACTTTAATGATCATAGATTTAATATTATTTTGAAGTCTAGGCAGTTAGGTCTTTCAACACTAGTAGCTGCGTACGCTGTTTGGCAAGCTACATTTTATAAAGAGAAAAACATATTGATTATTGCAACCAAACTTGCAGTTGCACAAAACTTTATAAGAAAAGTAAAGACTTATATAAAATCAATGCCAAAATGGCTATTAGTTCCTCAAATAGTAGCAAATAACAAACAACAAGTTGAGTTTTCAAATGGATCACAAATCAAAGCAGTACCAACATCAGAAGACGCTGGACGATCAGAAGCATTATCTTTACTGATTGTCGATGAGGCTGCTTTTGTAAGAAACTTTGATGAGTTATGGATGGGTTTATACCCAACACTATCAACAGGAGGTAGAGCAATTATTCTTTCGACACCGAACGGTGTTGGAGGACAATACCACGAAATATATACGAAGGCTGATCGCAAAGAAAACGAGTTCAATCCTATTAAGCTAATGTGGGATGTACATCCAGAAAGAGCTGATGAGTGGTTTGATAAAGAAACCAAGAATATGTCTAAGAAACAGGTTGCGCAAGAGCTTCTTTGTGACTTTTCATCTTCTGGCGACACGTTTCTATCTAACGAAGCTTTAGAAAATATACGCATACAAACACAAGAGCCTATGGAAAAAAGCGGCCCAGGATCAAACATATGGTACTGGGATTATCCGATAAGAGAACACAAATACATTATATCAGCGGACATATCTCGAGGAGATAGCGGCGACTATTCTACATTTCATGTCATTGACACAAATAAATTAAAAATTGCAGCTGAATTTAAAGGCAAAATACCACCTGACCAATTTGCTGTTGTAGTTTATGATATAGCTAACAGATTTAACGAAGCAATGATATGTCCAGAAAACAATGCTTATGGATATACTATGTTAGTTAAATTAAACGATCTTAAATACAAGAATATTTACTTTTCGTCAGAAAAAGAAAAATATAGATATTTGTATGGCGAAGGTTCTAATATAGGAAAAGCAGGATTTACTACGAGTAAAGAAAGTAGAGAAAAAATTCTTGCTAACTTTGAAGAATCATTAAGAAACAATAAAATAGACACAAAGTCTAGAAGGTTATATTCAGAACTTAAGACTTTCGTTTGGAATGGTAAAAAAGTTGGAGCTATGAAAGGTTACAACGATGATCTAATAATGTCGCTAGCAATTGGTTGTTGGATAGCAATGAGTAATACAGATACATATAAAGCTACACAAATTCAACAAGCAGATGCAATTCTTAGAGGCATGGAAGTTAACAATACAAATGTTGATAATACAATATCACCCCCGTTTTACAACTCAAATCAGACGCATGTAAACCCATTTATGCCCGTTTACATGCCTGACAGGAGTTTCGGAGGAGACAAAGGCATATCCAGAAAAAACCCTTTAGGTGACTTAAGCTGGCTAACTAGGAAGTAATAATGGCAGACAAGAAAAATCCAAATCTTTTTAAAAAGTTAACACAACTATTTAGATCAGGACCTGTTGTTAAGCGAAAAATTAAAGCTTTACAATCAACAAGTCACTCAAAGACTTCTCTTGAAGTTTTTAAGAAAGCTCATAGTGATGTCTATAACGCAACGCTAAGTGCATACGGTTCTTATGATAGAATGGCAAGATATTCAGACTTTAGTGAGATGGAAGCAACTCCTGAAATTTCGTCTGCACTTGACATCTATTCAGAAGAATGCGTCTCACCTGATGTTGAAGGCAATGTTTTACATATTTACTCTGAAAACAGAAAAATTAAACAAATCCTTAATGAACTGTTTTATGACACACTAAATATTGACTTTAATTTAGCAATGTGGGTCAGAAATCTTTGTAAGTATGGAGACTTTTTTCTTTTTAACGATATTCACCCAGAATTTGGAGTAGTTAATGCATTTCCTATTCCTATTGCAGAAATGGAAAGAGAAGAAGGCTTTGATCCAACTGACCCTGGTGCTGTAAGATTTAGATGGGTTACACAAGGAAACAAAGTTTTAGAAAACTGGCAAGTTTCACACTTCAGACTCCTTGGTAACGATGCATTTTTACCATATGGATCTTCAGTTTTAGAAGGTGCACGAAGAGTTTGGCGTCAGCTTATTTTAATTGAAGATGCAATGCTTGTATATCGTGTAATTCGATCACCAGAAAGACGAGTCTTTTATATAGATGTAGGAAACATACCTCCTGAAAATATTGCTGACTACTTAGAACAAGCACAAACTTCACTTAAGAGGAACGCAGTAGTCGATAAAACAACAGGACAAGTTGATTTAAGATACAACCCACTTTCAGTCGACGAAGACTATTTCCTACCTGTAAGAGGTGGAGAGAGCGGAACAAGAATTGATACACTTGCTGGTGGTTCAAACACTACAGCAATAGAAGACGTTGAATATATTCAAAAGAAGCTTTTTGCAGCGCTTAAGATTCCTAAAGCTTATTTAGGTTATGACGAAGACATTGGGGCAAAGGCTACTCTTGCGCAAGAAGACATTAGATTTAGTAGAACAATACAGAGAATACAAAAAACAATTGTTTCTGAGCTAAATAAGATTGCAATGATTCATTTGTATACACACGGGTACACAGAAGAAAACCTGTTAGACTTTGATCTTAAATTAAGTAATCCATCAAGTATTGCACAGCAGCAAAAACTGGAGCTAATTAGAACAAAGTTTGAAATTGCTGGACAAGCTCCAGAAGGTTTCGTAGACCGTGAATGGATTAGAAAGCATATCATCGATCTTAATGATGATGAGATTGCAAGAATTGAAAAAGGAAGAGAAAAAGATAAAATTCGAGACATGCAACTCGAAACAGTTCAGCTTCCTGAAACTTCTCAAAATGTATTTGGTGACGAGGGAGAAAGTGCACAACAAGGTATGGGAGGTGAACCTATTGGTGGAGAAGATGCTGGAGGTGATATATTTGGAGGAGGATCCGGCGGCGTAGAAGGTGACGCAGGAGGATCACCAGATTCAGGTGGAGGTCTAGGTGACTTATTCGCAGGAGAGATTAAAAAAGGAACATTAATGTCTGAGGAAGATTTTGAAGAGATCGAACGACTCATAGACGAAGATGACGACAATTCATCAAACCCTATCAAAGCAAACAATAAGGTCAGCAAAAAAAGAAGTAGTTATAAAATTAAACACAATCCTACAGGAAAACTTACAGGCACTCAAGCGTCAGGAATACAAAAAACAACGCCTTCACAAAACATGACAAAGCCAATCAAGCCATATTCGGCTAAAGATTTAAACAAAGAGCTTTCACCTTCAGGTCTAATGGATAGTGTTATGCCACAGAGTACAGTCAATTCTAACTTTATCAATAGACAAATTAACTCAAGATTATTTAAAGATATAGAAAATATGTCAGACACATTAAATATTGGCAGTAAAAATAAGTTATTACGTGAGTCTAATGGTGATGACTATGATATACTTATAGACGATAAATTATTTGAAGAAGAAGACGAGGGCTAAATGTCTAAAACACACAATAAAAAAAGAAATGTTGGTATTATTTACGAGCAAATAATTAATTTTGTTTGTGGTAGTCTTATTGAAGATGACAAGTCAAATGCTGAAAAGGCTACAAGAATAATCAAAAAACATTTCAGTGAAGGAAGTCAGCTTCATAAAGAGTATAAGCTTTTTAAAGCTTTAGCTACAACAAAAAACACTCCGGAGCAATTGGCTAGTTCAATTATTAGTGAAGCTAGGAAAGCATGTAATAATATGTTTGATAGTAATAGGCTTGAAAAAGAAAAGTCTCTACTTATCAAGGACCTAAATTATACATTTGGCAAAGGCACTATTTTCAGTGAAAAAGTTGAAAGTTACAGAACTTATGCAACAATCCAGACATTGCTGAATGAGTGGCGAAATAGCACGAATAATTTTGATAAAATGACAGAGTACGAAATAAAATTACACGGAATGTTAACAGAGACAGTTGACACTAAAACCAGTTCTGAACCTATAAAGGTTGATAAAATAACTTATCAACTCATGAATGAAGTATTTAATAAGAAATATAAGTCTACACTTAACTTTGGTCAACAGGGTCTTATAGGACTATATGTAGATGACAATGAGGAGGCTTTAATTGAAGCCTTTAAAAAATCAAAGTCAGATTGTCTAGACGTACTCGAGTCATATTTAAAGAGTTGTAATAATAGAATTTTAATTGAAAAAAGATCAAGAATTCTCTCTAAAATACAGGATACTAATGTAAACATTGTTAACAAAGAGAATCTTCAAAAGTTTTTAACTATTGAAAAGTTAAAAGAAGAGATACAAGGAGAGTAATACTGTGAATACACAACGTTTAATTACAGAGTGGGTTAATTTTGAATATGACCCTAAAGTAATAAAAGAGCAAAGAGAATCTGGCGCGCCTCTTATTATGAAAGGTATATTGCAAAAGGCTGAAACGTTAAATCAAAATGGACGTGTTTATCCAAAGGCTATCCTTGAAAGAGAAATTAGAAACTACCAAAAGTTCATTCAAGAAAACAGAGCTTTAGGTGAGCTAGATCACCCAGACTCTTCTGTTGTAGAGCTTAAAAATGCTTCTCATAACATCAAAGAAGCGTATATGGAAGGTAACATTGTCTACGGGACAGTTGAGATACTTAATACACCAAGTGGTAAAATACTTCAATCACTTGTTGAAAGTGGTGTCACCTTAGGTATTTCTTCTCGTGGTGTAGGTAGCACAAGATCTGAAGGTCATACGCAGGTTGTGCAAGACGACTTTCAGCTTATTTGTTGGGATTTCGTAAGTGAACCAAGTACTCCTGGCGCTTTCATGATGAAAGAAGGCCGCGAGGTTTCAACGCAGTTCATAAATGAAGTATTTAACAAGTCTGATAGAATTGATAGAATATTTAACGATATATTGGAGTGGAAATAATGGCAATATCAAGTATACCAAGATCAGTTGGACATAACTTTGTACCAGAATATCAAATCAGTGCTGTACCTTACATGAGAAGTTTGATCGTTGGAAACTCCATGATAGACGAAGATGATGACATAAGATCTTTCTCTTTTCCAAAAATAACTCAATGGTTAAGTTTTAAAACAGATGCAAATACTTCACTGTCTGTTTATTTCTGTAAAGAAGATGCTTCCACGTCTAGTAATGGGTTGGTTCTTGATTCTGAAACTACAATTCCAATGTATTTAAGATGTACCAAATTATATTTTAATAATACAGCGGCGGCTAATGGTGGAGACAAAGGAAAGACTGTCCAGGTTCGTGCTGGTTTGACATCAATTGATGCATCAGAATTTAATAATGTTGTAGAAACATTCTTAAAGGCTAATAACTAATGGCAAAAGTAAGTCGTAGCATGCTTAAGAGCATTGTTAAAGAGTGTTTAGTTGAGTTACTTGCAGAAGGCCTTAGCGGCGGGGATGCAGAGTCTTTGAG